TCCGGCGTATCTGACCCGCGCTGCACGATCACGGCATAGCACTCGCCGCAGGTGACGGCGGTGCCGGTGACGATGTGCTTCGCTGGTGGATGGGCGCATGTCTGACCGATGAGCGGCAGGCTTTCGACCTGGGCCATGAACTGGCCGCGCTGCTTCGGGTCCAGGTCGGCGAGCGACTTGACCCAATGCACGCGCTCGGCCCAGTCGTGGAGCGCGTCGTGGTCGTATCCGCGCTCGGAGCCCACAGCATGGAGGCGGGCCATCCACGGATCGCCACGGCGGGGGGCCGGGGAGCCGCCGGCCGAGGGCGTGGGATCACCCTCGGCCGGCTGGGAGCCTGGCACGGCTGCGCCGTCTAGTTCGGCGCCTTCGGACTCCACCGGATCATTCGGCCCACCCCGGAGGGCAGCCGTGCGTTCAGCGATGCGGTCGCGCAGACCCTCGCGCCTCGGGTCGGCCACGCGCTCGACCGGCGTGTCGTAGTCGATCTCCTCGTCCCGCCCGAGCATCGCCTGGACGGCAGGAGAAAGCGGCAGGCGCTTGGCGATGCGGCGGATGGGGGTCTTCTTCATCATCTCGCCGGGGTGGAGGTTCCAGATCGCCGTGTCGCGCTTGTTGACGGGCGTCTTCTCCAGCGCCTTCTTCTTGATCCTGTCGAGCGCAACTCGGCTCATGACCTCGAAGTCCTCGCGGCCATCGGGGAACTGCACCAGGACGTAGGCGAATGTCACGTTGTCGTCGGACGCTTCCCGCTCTGGATCAGCGAGGTCCGGCGTGTGGTGGAGGTACTTGTCCGTCCCGCGCCGGTAGCTGAACTCATCGCCGATGCGGACCACGTCGACGGTGACGAGGATCCGGTCGGCCCGCCACAACAGGTCCACGAAGCCGCGCCAGCCGGGGATGAACTTCGCCTCGCCCCTGTACGGGATCAGCCAGCCCTTGCCGAGCACACCGGTCGGCTCGATGCCGACCTCGGCGGCCTCGGTGATGGCGGTGATGAGGCTGATCGGCGTGCAGTCCCACAGGCCAGGCGTCCGCAGCATCGCCTGGACCACAACCTTGCGGAAGCGATCGATCCGCATGCCATCGGGGAGGATCGCCTCGATCTCCGGCAGCCGCCGATCGAGCTCGGTGATGATCGGGTGCTGGGCAGGGGCCTCCTGCTCGACGTTGGCGACAGCGGTGCCCGTCATCAGAAGGGAATGTCGTCGACGTCGGTTGTGGTCGAGGCCGCCACCGGCTGGCGGTCAGGTGCTGCCTCCGTCGGCTCCTTCGGTGGCTCCGGCACAGGCAGCGGGTGGACCCGACTGGCCTGATCGACCATGCCGCGCAGCGCTTGGCCGAGTTCATCGAGGGCAACGACCGCAGCGTGCTCGCCGATGAGCGGCAGGACGATCGTCTGCTCACCGAGCGTCTGGTCGTTGTACCCACCGGGCACCTTGCCCTCATCGGCGTCGACGATCTTGAACTCGGCGCGCACCCAGCGCGTCCGACGTGCTTCTGTGGTCATGCGGCTTCGGCTTCTTCCTTTCGGCTAATTCGGAGCGGGCGATCGCCCGGCTTGAGGTCGGTGAACAGGGCGACGATCCCGTCGAGTTCGGCGACGATGGCCGCGCGCTCGTCATCGAGGATGGGCACGCCCTCGCGCTCAATGACCTGAATGCGCCTCTCCACGATCGTCTTCCGATACGCCGCGGCAACCAGTTCCCACCGGATCGGTGTTGAGTCAGCGTTCTGCTTGAACGTCGCGCGGTAGGCGCCCGCGCGCGCAGCGGTGTTCGGCCCGAGCAGCGTCTTGACGGCATCGGCCGCCTTCTTCTCGTCGGCCTGAAGCCCCTTGATCTCCTGCCGTGCGTGGTAGACGCCCTCGATGCCCATGGCCAGCGTCTCGTCGGCGGTGATCTCGCCCTCGCGGAACGGGATCACCGGGCGCTGCTTGCGGATCAGCTGCTCGGGCGGCGTGCCGGTGCGGATGCACTCCATGAACTCGGCTTCGAGCTCGATCAGGTCGGCGATCAGCGCCTCGTCGCGGGGGACCTCGTAGTCACGGGGTTCGGAGCCGGCGAAGAGGACTGCGACGTAGCACACGGCGGCCCCGGTCGCGGCCATCTCGTGTTGCACTTGGACGACGTAGTGCGCCGGGATCTCTGCGGTGCCCGCCGGTCCCCACTCGTCCGTGGGGAAGCGGCGGGTCTTCGTCTCCAGGAGCGCGTTCTCGCCGATGACCCGGAAGTCGAGGCTGGTCCGCAGCCAGTCGTACTTCGGGTGACGTGGCCGCGTGTTGTCGCGGCGCACGCGCACGGTCCGTCCCTGCTTCGCCTGCTTCTCGACCCACCACTCGGCGACAGTCGCTTCGAGCTTCTTGCCCCAGTTCGTCTGCTCGTTCGCGACGTCGGGCTCGTCGATGATCCCGGACTTCGCGGCGTACAGGGTCAGGAGATCGCCCCAGGGCGCGTCGCCCGTGATGATCGGTGCGTCGCTGGCACCGATCCCGCCGCGGCGGTCGGCGTGCCACTCGGGGCTCCCGGGGACGAGGGCGCGGGTCATATCTCGCTTCGCTCGTTCAGGCGGGCGGCATCACGGCAGGCACGCTGGACGTCGCTGTACGGCTGGCCGAAGGGCTCGACGGTGATTCCGCCGTTTCGGGCCCAGGCAAGCGTCCACATGTTCCCGACGGTGGTGACCTTCACGCGGGCCGGCCCATCGGCATCCGTGGGCACCGGGAGGGTGTCGAGGTTCATCGGAACGCCGCCACGATCGCGCTAACGGCCAGCGCCAGATGGACGGTGCCCAGCATCACCGCCGCCACGCGACCCAGCAGGCCCATGAGGCTCATCGGTCGCCGCTCAATCGTCGGAGGGTCAGCTCGTCGGCATCGGGATAGCGTTCGCGCCACGCTGCCTCGCCCGCGAGTTCGGCGCTCACGGTGGCCTGCTCCTGCTTCTCGATGGCCACGGCCTCTTGGATCACATGTACAACGTCCAAGAGCGTCGCCCTGCGCTCGCGCAGTCGAGAGCCCATGGCCTGCGCGGTCTCGCCGTCGGCAAGGTCCTCCTCCACGAGCGCGAGGCGTGCGTCAAGCCAGTCCTGCAGGGACGTGAACGAATCCACCGCGGGTACGGGGGCGGCGTGGATGTGGACGGTCATCGTCATCAGCGCGCTCTCTCGCGCCGGTCAGGGCCGCCCACCTTTGGCACGGCGCCGCGCAGGAACGGGTCGGCGTAGACCTGCGGGTTGACGACCTCAAGCGTCTGTTCGTCGATCCAGATGCCGTCGAGCTTGTCGCCATCGTCCTTGACCTTCTCGGGCTTCACCAGGAACTGGCGGCAGCCGTTGATGTACTCGGTTCGCCCTGTGGTGATGCCGCTGAATCCGCTGATGCGGTCCTTGACACGGTCGCCGATTTGCATTTTGGTCAACTCCTCAATTGTTCAGGGGGTGGTGGATGTGGACGGTCACCGCGTCACCGCCCGCGCCGAGTAGTCGATGCGTCGTTCCGGCCGAAACACAACCGAGTGGCCGGTCCCGGTCCATGTGACCTGCTCCAGCGCCTCAGCCAGCCCGATCCCGCCGCAGCGGCGGTCGAGGCACGACAAGCAGACGACGCTCAGGCGGGCAGGCTCATCGGGCACCCATCGCCGCCAGAACTGCTCGGTGACGTGGTAGTCGAATCGCGGGACCTCGCCACAGTCCGAGCAGGCGAGCGTCAGGCCGTCCGAGACGGACTCGGGCCATCGGTCCATCGGGGTGACGTGCTGGACGGTCATCGGTCGATCTCCGGCAGGCGCCCACCCGGTGCGTTATAGCGGGCGTCCAGCTCGCCCCATACCTCGGGGAAGACGGCACGCAACTTCTCCGCGTTCGGCGTGTCTGCCTGCCGCATCGCCGCCATGATCAGGGCGTAGAACGGTGGCCGATCCTGCGCGAGGCGGACGCTTTCGAGGTATTCGTGCAGGCTCACGACGCAGCCGTCCCGATGACGATGAGCGCCACGATTAGGCCGTAGACCATCGCCATCCCGACCACGAACTTGATGGCGTGCGTCCAGTGGAAGGTGTATGGCTCCCACTCGTAGGGCGGGGTGATCTCGTCGGCCAGCGAGTGCGGCCGGATGCTGACGTGGTTGGCATCACGGAGCCCGAAGCGGATGGGGCTCACGCCATCCTCGCCGCCGAGCAGGGCGTCCAGCTCGCGGTTGGCCTCGTGCGTCATGGCTTGTCAGCCTTCGGGCGCTGGCCGCACGACTGGCACAAGACGACGACTTCGCCGCGACGGAGCGCCTGCGAGGCGAGTCCACCGTGGCGTCCGGGGCGACAGGTCACGCGGGCACCGCCGCGAGGTCGCCCTCTTCGGGCGCGGGCTGCTCCGGCTCCCAGCGCTCGATCTCGTCGGCGGCTGCGCGCAGCGCGTTAGCGAACGCCCGCCGGTCGTCCGCGTCGCCGGTGAGCGTGAGCGTCAGCGAGGTCTCATCGACCGGCGCGTTGCCGTCAGGGGTGATCGACAGCGAGAGGTAGAGGTACGTCGTGGGCCTGACCCTGACGGCGGGGCGGGCGGCCAGGATGTGGATGCTGGAATAAACGGTCGCGCTCACCGCGCCAACTCCTTGACCGCCACCAGCCACGGGTACGCCTTGCCCTCGTCGAGCGAACGGCGCAGCCACATCGGGCGCCGGATGGCCTTGATCTTGTCGGTGAGCGATGTCATCGGGTGTAGACTCCAATCGTGGCCGTCGGTCCGAGGGTTCAGCGCCCTGTGAGGACCGGCGGTTCTCTATGCCCCTTCGGGCTTGTCGTACCTGCCGCTGCTGGCCTGTAGGCCGCGACGCAGCGCCTTCAGTCGGTCGTGGGTGTCATGGGCGGCGACGATCGCCTGCTCGACCGCCGCGTCGCGGCTCACGCGCTGGAGCAGTTGGATGGCGGCGCCGTTGGCGTACATCGCCTCAGCGGCCAGTGAGTCGGCATCCATGAAGGCACCGACCAGCGACGCGCGCGGCACGATGATCTGCACCGGACGGCGCTTGGCGTTGATGCGGACGGGTGCGGCGGCGGTCACGACACGGCCTCAATCCGTGACTCCGGGAACAGGACCGCGATCGGTACGCCGAGCGCCTCGGCGGCCTTCGCCTTGAAGTCCTCGGACGCGCGGCGTTCCCCGCTCAGGATGCGGGCGACCAGCGACGGATCGACCTTCGCCTTGCGTGCGAGCCAGGCGGCGGATCGTTCCTGCTGTTCGAGGGTGGCCCTGAGTTCCGCTGTCACATTCACTCCTGGATGTCGGATTATTCCGACACATGCTGGAGCGAACGGTACTCCCGCTACCGATGCCTGTCAATACCCTCGTGACAGGTATGACCAGTGACGCTCAGAAGCGGGGCAAGCGCCTCCGGCAGTTCATCCTCGACCGGTGGGCCGGGACGCGCGGCATCTCCGGCGTGGCGGACAAATCCGGCATCAACCGCGACACGCTGTATGCGTGGTTCGCTGGGCAGGGTGAGCCTTCACTCGACCGGCTGGAGCCGCTGGCGCAGGCTCTCGGAGTGACTCGTGCGGAGATCGTCGCCGCTATCGACGGCCAGCTTCCTCCGCCGAACTGGCGTGCGGATCTGGATGGCGCGATGCGCGAGTTCCTGGCATCGGCACAAGCGGCAGGCGTGATCGAAGTGCGCGCCACCCCGCAGCCATCACGGCGGACCGCAGCGTCTGGTCCGGAACGACGACGGGCTGTTGGATGAGGGTCGCAGGATCGGTGACGATGGGGGCAGCCATAAGCTCTCTCCGTGATGAGTACCGAGCGCGGCCGCGACCCGAGGATTAGGACGGATGATCGTGACAGCAGCGAGTCGCGTCCCCCTGGCGACGCAAGTATTACGCAGGCCCGGTACTAGGACCCGGAGTTATCCACGGCACTCTCGGACGGGTGCATGAAGTGGGGGGACGCGGTAGGTTCCGCGAGGAACGAGGGAAGAGAACCATGGCCGACGAGACGAAGTCCACCGCAGGCGACACGCTTCGCGGCTTCGCAATTCTTGCGGTCCTGCTGCTGGTCGGCTGGTGGTTCCTGTTCGGCCAAGGTGACGACGGAGCCGACCAGGCTGAGGAACCGGCTCGCCCTCGGATGACAGGTGCATTCGTCCGCTGGGAGCCGGTGGACGATGCTCGTGGCTATGCCTACTTCACCATCACCAACCGGAGCAGCACGACCGATGGCTCGGCAGAGTGCACCATCACGGTGTCCAACGACTTCGGCAACTTCGGAGTGGACATCCTGACCGGCGAGCCCGTACCTGCCGGCGAGATGATCTCCAGGCGCATCGCTATGGACGTTGACGAAGGGTCGTTCCTCATCAACCAAGGTGAAGTCACGGACTGCTGATGGACCGCGCGCTGGGACTGAGGCTTATCGGCGGCCTGTTGCTCATGGCGGCGGGGCTGTATCTGTTCGGCCTCGTCTTCGCCCGCACGTGGGCCGATGGCTTCACGCCGACGCTGATCTCGGCGGTACTCCTGTACGTCGGCGGGCGGGTGCTACGGTCTACGTCCCGAGGAAGGTCACACTGAGTCGGAGCGGAACGGTCGCGCCCGACAGCGCCAGGTTGCCGCCATTCGTTTGGAGGGCAAAGAGCTCAACGTAGTCGGCCTCCGCAAGAGCGCGGACGACAGAGATATTCAGGTACTGCCCCACGCCGCTGATGACTGGCACGTTCATGCGGCCAGGGATGATGCTCCCGCTTACCGTGAATCCAAGTCGTCGATAGCCGGCCGTCCCCGCCGCGAACAGGACGGCGGCGCTGATGAGGTACTTTCCGGCCTTGCCAGCAGGAATGATGATCCGCTCGGGATTAGCTCCGGCCGGATCATGGAATGCGTCGGTGTCCAGCTCGTCAGTGCCGTTGAAGATGACGGCCGTATCCGCGCCATTCGTGAGTGTCTGATCCGTCGTCCGGGTAGCGATGCAGCCAACAAATGCAGCCGCCGCACCCCCGACGCCGGTTAGCCCGGTGTGGTCGAGGGCATCGTGCGCGGCTTCGTCCAGAAGGTTCGTGGCGACCATGTACGGGTCCTCCTATTCGTAGCGCACGAGCCGGTACTGGCCCGTGGCGGGGTTATAGACAAGCGCCGCCTCATCGCCCGAGGCGACGTTGGCTGGATCGAAGTAAGGCGCGCCGCCCGACGTGATCCCCCACTTCGAGGTCACGGTCACATCGACCCCATCGCCGGTATCGTCGTAGGTCGCGGTACCCGGATCGACGGTGAACGTGTCGTCCAGTTCGGCGTGGGCGAGCGCATCGTGGCGGTTCTCGTTGAGGTACTGGGTGTGGTCGTCGTCGGCCAGCCCGGTCAGCGCGCCGTGGTCGGTGACGCCGGCGGCGCCCTCGGTGATGTTGGTCGAGGTGGTGGCGGTGTAGAGGTCGTCGAAGCCGTCGAGCACGTTCCCCGACAGGCCCACGTTGTCGACGTTGGTGAGCCGGATCGCGGAGCGGGGGGTGCCGTTGGTGTGGAGCACGTTGTTGGCAATGACGATCTCGGACAGGGCACCGGCGTTGGCTCCGACGATGGAGATGGCCTTGCCGGTGTTGTTGTTCCACATGCCGAACTGGTTGCCCGTGAAGATCAAATGCTTCCAGGTCGCTCCAGCCGACTGGCTGATGTCGATGCAGTCGCCCGACACGGCTTCGATGGAGCTGTCGGCAAACACCAGGATGACCGTATCGCCGGATGAGATCGCCACCTCAAGGCCGTTGGTGAAGTTGCCCGCGTGGCCGTTGATCTTGGTATTGGTGATCTTTCCGCCACCGGACGAGTCGAGCCGGATCGCGGCGTCCGGCGAATTGACGCTTGCCACGAAGATGCTGTTGGCGATGTGCCAGTCGCCCTCGTCCGGATCACCGGCGTTCGAGATGTGGACGCAATACTTCCGCATCCCGTTCATGGACAGCCCGTCCATGACGAAGGCGGCTCCGTCCTCGCTGCGAATGCCCGTCCAGAAGCTCTCGATCCGCAGGTTCTGATAGCGCGCCATGTTGCCCGTGCCGATGGTCCGAATCCCAGCGCCAGCCGTCGGCGTGGCTGCCGAGTTCACCAGCCGCATATCTCGGAACCCCGGCGCGAAGGTGGAGCAGTTCGAGGTGAACAGGTTGGCCGTGCCCGAGGAGCATGTGATGAGCGTGGCGCCCATGCCGTCGCCCATGACGATGCCGGGCACGGTGATGGCATCGAATCCCCCCGAGGCCAGATAGCCAACCCCTCTACCGGGGAAGTACAGCCGACCACCACCACCTGCATTCATCGCAGCGATGGCAAGATTGCCCGACGCCAACATGTCGGTAGCGTTGTCTTCGATCGCGCCGTAGGTCTGGACGTTGAACCACGGCAAGCCGGGCTGCTCATAGAAGGCGTCGATCGCCGCCTGGACATTGCCGTAGCGGCGCTCGTCGATCTCGCTGGCCGAGTGGCCGTGGTCGCAGCGATCGGCGTACACCGAGTGCCCGTTGCGCGGGTTCGTCCAGAGCTCGAAGGTGCTCGCGTCGAACTCGCTGGTAGTAAGCACGCCGCCAGCCGTCGCACGGACCAGCCAGTATCGATAGCTGGCGGCGTCGAAGTCGCGCAGCCCGGTGTCCGAGTTGCCATCCGGCGCCGACGTCAGCCCACTCCACGACACGACGGCGGTCCAGCCGTTGGCGGTGGGGTCGGCAGCAATCTTCCCGCTCGGCAGCCAGGACCAGGCGCCAGCGTCGTTGGAGCCGTAGACGGTGCCGGCCGACGCCAGATCGGGTTCACCGGCGGCAGACAGGAAGTAGCGGAATGCCTCCGCCTCCTGCGCCGCGCCGACGTCCGCGGCCCACCAGTGATCGACGGTCGGACCCTCGTTTGACGCCGGCGACCAGCGCGTGGCTGGATCGCCGTCCACCGCATCGTGCCTGAGCGTACCGTCGACGGTGTTCTCGGACGACGCCTTGAGCGAGGCATCGGTGAGACCGAGGAGGATGTCGACTGCGCGCGGGCACAGCCTCGGGTTCGGTGGGTGGGTGTGGTGCGGCACCGGCTGCGCCGAGGCGTCCTGCTGGCCGGCCTCGCGGAACGTGGCGCCGAGATCGACCCACGCATCCCCGATGCCAGTGCGCCGGACCTTCAGCGTGATCGAGGCGACGGGGAACTCCGCCTCGTTCCAGTCCCACTCGGTTGCCCCCGAATGCGCGGTGACCAGGTAGTTGGGCAGGACATCGTCGAACGGCAGGTACTGCCCGGTGGCCGGAGAGCTGGCCTGGCACTTGAACCGGATGCGCGCCGTGTCGCCGGCATCGTCACGCGCCTGGAGCTGAATCGCGCCCAGCGACGGGAAGGCGTTGCCCTCCTCGTCATCGACCTGGAACGATCCCTCCCACGTCACGTCCGGCAGCGGCGATGCGGCCACCCACTCCCAGTTGTCATCCTTGCCGACCAGCAGGTGCGAGCGGCGCTTATAGACCTCCACGCCGCGCTTCGCGTCATCGAGAATGTTGCCGTTGGCTCGGTTGCCATCGGGCGACTTCATGAAGCGAATGACGCCCGCGCCCCACGCGCTGCCCGTGAAGTCGTGGGCCGTGCGATAGGCGGCGGTCGGCCAGGCGGAGACGACGAAGGTGTCGGGATCCACCCGCACGTAGAGCCCGTGCTCGCGCAGTCGTGCGATGAGCTCGGTGATCGGGCGCCCGCTGGGGAAGGTGAACAGCCACGTCGCACCGTGGCCGGCCCACGCATTGCCATCGGAATCCACGAGCTGCGTGAAGTCCACCGTGACGCCGGGGATCGGCGACTGCGGACGTGAGGCTTCGTTCGCCTCTTGAATGGCGCGGTGCAGTATCTCGCCGGGGTCGCTGAAGTACCAGTGCCACTCACCATCGAACGGACCCTCGGCCCCGCTGACGTAGGTGACGTTCGCCATCACGACGCGCTCGAGGATGGCCTCCGGACCCGCGCCCCCGAACGTCAGCTTGCGCGTCGACCGCTCGCTGAGCGCCTCGAAGTCGCCCTTGTCCAGGAAGAACCCGCCGACCACCTTCTCGGCGAAGCCCGAGAGCGTCGCGCCGTCGACGGTGGCGGTGTCGATGCGCACCTGCCTGACGTACTGCGCGCCCACCTTGCCCGGCGCGGGCGCCTCGATGAACTGTGCGTCGGCCGAGTCGCCACGGATCACCATGCGCCCCATGCCCGGGCCGTTGGCGTCCTCGCGCACCTCGTACGCCTGGCCCAGGCTGAAGCGGACCAGCCGCGTCCCGCCAACCGGATCGGTGCGCGGATAGAGGTCTCCGACGTACAGGTAGCGGCTCACGGAGCGATGACCCAGTCAGGCGGGGAGGCGATGCTCTCGTACTTCAGCTCGAAGGCGCGCGCACCGTCCCATCCGCGGATCGGGCCGGGCTTGCTGCCCAGCGCGCGCAGGCTGGACAGGGTGGCTGTCTCGCCAGTCGCCAGCCCCTCGTTGGGCGGGTGCGCCACGAGGGCGACCAGAGCGGTCCCGTCCATCTTGGCCATCAGCGCGTCGACCTTGGCGCGGTAGGCGGCCCGCCGGGCGGCCGCGCTGGCTCCGACGCCCCAGACGTGCCCGAACAGGCTGAGCGGACGGATGCCCTTGATCCACGTGCCAGGCTCGCGCCCGGAGGCCCCGACCACCACGTCGTCCTCGCCCTCGAAGGTCGGCAGGTCGTCCAGCCCGCCCTCGATCACGTCGAACCAGATGCCGGCGGCCACGTCCTGAAGCTCCAGCCCTCCGAGTACCAGTCGGCTCATCCGCCCACCGCCCCTTCATCGAATCTCGAGATCCCCTCCAGCTCGCGCATGAAGTCATCGCGCCCGAACGGCCCCTGGTCGCGCCCGTTGTAGTGGAGGTGGTACTCGGTCACCTGCACCGTGGCGCCCAGCCCAGCCACGCCGGCGGCGCCAAGACCCGGGGTGCTGGCGATCGCCGGAGCGCGAATATCGGGAATGGCCATGGCGTCGATGCCCGCCCAGTCGAGACGCATAGACTCGGCCAGTCGGCGCATCGCCTCCGCGCCCTTCGGTGTCCGGCGGTCGATCCCGCCGGCGATCAGGTCGACGATCGCTTCGCCGGTGTGCCCGAGGCCGCGGAACGGGGACTTCGGATCCTTCGGCTCTGAATCCGGCAGCACGATGCGCGCGGCCTGTGCTGTGCCGCGCATGGCCGACTGCAGCCGCCACACCGACTCGTCCACGCCGTTGGCGATGAGGTCAACGATGTTGCGGCCAGCCTGCGTCCAGCCGATCTCGTTCTGCAGCGAGGTCAGGGCGGCGCGCCCAACCCGGCTGGCGGCGGTGGAGGCAGCCCGCTCGTTGGCATCCATGCCGCGCGCGTATGACGCGATCGCTTCCAGCCCCTGTGGCACTGCGTCGATCTCCATCGCGGCCAGGGACTCGCCGGTGACGTTCTCCTCGATCCAGTCGATCAACGCCTCCATCTCACGGTCCATACCCTCCCGGATGGCAGGTGGCACCGCATCGCCCGACTCCAGTGCGCCCGGCTCCATGAGCGCGAACTCGCCTAGCATCCGATTGACGAACTCGGTCGTGGCCCCCACGGCCCCCGGGTCGTCGCTGTCGAGTGCCGTCTTGATGACCGTGATCATGTCCTGGCTGAAGATGTCCGCCTTGCGCTCGGCCTCGGTGTACGGATCGTCCATGCGGTCGAGCAGCCCCTGGAACGCCTCGCGCACCGACTCATCGGAGTCGAACATGCCGGCGATGCCACCGAGCATCGCCTTCATGTGTGCGAGCGCCGCGTCGCGCGCCGCCTTAGCGGCATCATCGATCGGGCCCATCGCACCGTCAGCAGCGGCACCGATCGGGATGCCGGCGGCCTCCAGCGCGGCCACCACCTCGGGCGGGAGAGCCTCGATGGCCGCGGCAGCCCCGTCGGCAGTGTCGGCCGCATAGCCGAGGATCTGCTTCTGGTACGCCTCCCAGGCGATGCCCGACTCCTCAACGGCATCCCACTGCGCATCGGTCATTGCCTTGTTGCCACGTTCCACCGCATCGACCGCATCGTCGAAGCTGCGCCCGGTGGCCTCCATGTACTCGCGCACCCGCCGCTCTGCAGCGTCGAAGCTGATGCCCAGCTCGTCGGCAAGGCGGCCGATATGCTTCTCGACCTTGATCGTGTCCTCGCCCGTCGAGTCGGCCAGCGCCTTCATTTCGTCCGACAGTGGCGAGAGCGCGTCGTCGATCAACTTGTCGATCGCCAGCACCGCCAGCCCCGCGGCGACGACGAGGCCGCCCGGACCGATCATGAAGCGCGCGAAGCCGATGCCGTGGCGGATGGCAGCCGGGAAGCCCTTGGCCGAGCCGAGGAACGCCACCGCCTTGATCAGGTGGCCCAGGCCGGTGGTCAGCTTGCCGACCACGACGAGCATCGGCCCGATCACCGCGATGAACGCCAGCCCGCGGATGATGAGTTGCTTCGTGTCGTTGTCGAGCGTCTTCCACCAGGCCGACAGGCCGCGCGCCATGACGGCGATCTCGCCCATGATCTCCACCACCAGCGGCAGGACATCGGTCCCGAGCTGGATGGCGGTGACCTGCAGGTCGGCCATGTTGCGGTCGAGCTCGCGCTGCGGCCCTTCGGTGTCCTCGTATCCCTGCTGCAGGCGGCCGAGCGAGTCGTTGACGTCGCCGAAGATGTCGTTGAGCTGCTCGGTGTCCAGCGTCAGGAGCGACGTGACGCCGCGCAGGGCGCGCACGTTGCCGAACACCAGCGACGATGCCTGCTCGTTGCCCGCGAAGCGCTCCTCGAGGGTGCGCAGCGTGGCCAGCAGCCCCTCCTCGCGCAGCTGGCGGCGCAGCTCGGCCGACGACAGGCCCATGTCGCGCAGCGCCCCCTCGGCCTCCGAGGTGGGCTTGAGCAGGCTGATCAGCACCTGGTTGAGCGACGTCGCCGATTCCTCGGCCGACAGGCCGGTCAGCGTCATGCCGGCCAGCGCGGAGGCGACCTGGTCGAAGGTGACGCCCAGGCTGGCGGCGGTGGGGGTGACGCGACCGATGACCGAGGCGAACTCGGGCGCCTCGGCGGTGCCCTTGCTGATGGCCTCGACCAGGATGTCGGCCGCACGCGCGGCGGTGATGTTCTCCTTGCCGTAGGCGTTGATCACCGAGCCGAGCACCTTGGCGACGTCCTGCGTCTCGCCGAGTCCGGTGGCGGCCGCCTTGGCCGACGTGCGGAGCACCTCCATCGCCTCGTCGGCCTCGAAGCCCGCCGACGCGACGAAGTAGAACGCCTCGGCCAGCTCCTGCGGCCCGCGGCCGACCTCCGGCGCCAGCTTCAGCAGCTCCTCGCGGATCCCGCCGATCTGCTCCTGTGTGACGTCGGTGAGGCCGACGACCTGGCGCAGGCTAGTGTCGAAGTCCAGTCCCATCTTTGCCACGGCGCCGCCGGCCGCGATGATGGGCAGGGTGACGTTGCGGGTCATCGAGCTGCCCACGTTGGACATCGACTTCCCGGCGTTGATGAAGCTCTTGCCCGTCTTATCGGTGAAGCCCTGCGCAGCCTTGTAGGCGCCGCTCAGCTTCGAGTGGAACTTGGAGTCGTCGATGTCGAGGTCGAGGACGCTGGTCCCGAGCTTCGCGCCGCGCCTAGCCATCGGTGCCCACCTTCGGCACGCTCTTCACGCCGATGCCGAGGCCGGCCATCTGCGCTTGGTACATCTCCTTCGACTTCGGCCGCATGACCGGGCGGCTCTTGCCGGCCTGCTTCTGCCAGCCGTCAGCGATGCGTCGTCCGACGCCCTTCTTGAGAGTTCCGGAGCCGACCGCCACCCGCTCCGCGGCCTGCAGCGACTCCTCGGCGCTGATGCGCGGAAGCTCGTCGGCGTAGGCATTGAGGAACGGGGTGGGCATGGTCAGCCAGTCGCTCCACTTGTGGCCGGGGTAGAAGCGGCTGAGGCGGGGGAGGAGTCGGCCGAGGTCGGTGGGTTCTCGGTCCGCGGGGTCGTCGGTGTCGGGCCCATCACCGCGGCTTGAAAAGCCATGACGAGCCGAACCTGTTGCTCGGCGTCGAGGCCGTCGATCACGTCCTGCGGTGCGATGAGCACGAGGGCGCAGAACTCGCGCAGCAGGTGGATCATCCGCGTCGCGGCGGCCAGGTCATCCTGCTGCGGGATCAGCGCCTTGGCGTCCTCCGCGTAGCGCTGCAGCTTGGCGATGGCGGCCAGGCCGAACTCGGAGCGCAGGCGCATCGGGTACAGGTTCTCGGTCCACGCGTAGCGCACCGGGAACCAGCGCAGCAGGACGTCGAAGTGGCGATGCTTGAACCGCTGCCACGGCCCGTCCGGCGCATTGCGGCGAATCTTGACGGTGGGACGCTCGGGTTCTAGGTCACCGAGCGTGAGAATCGGATCGGCTGGCATCAGGACCGCCCTCCCTCGAACCGCTCCGCGAGCCGATCCATCTCCGCCTCGGTGGTGACACGCTCGACGCCGTTAACGTGGAGGTGGTAATGGACTGGGCGCTGGCGGCGCAGGACCGCCCTAATCAGCCGTAGAACGTGTCGCATGGCTATCTCTGCTCTCCTGAGCTCTGACGGGTTGACGGATCAGGCGGATGCCGACACGCGCGCAGTCGGCTTCGAGCCGCTCCAGATCGCGCAGGCGACGCTTGGCGGCGTTGCGGTGGAAGCGGACGTCGTCGAGGATCCGCCGACGCTCGATCTGCGCCGCCGCATGGGTCAGGGTCACGGTCATGCCCGCTTCCTCGCCCTCGACCGCTTCGGCGCGGTGTGGAGGCTGAACTTGCGGCGGTCCGGGTTGGCGATGTGCCGGGTGAGCACGACGTGCAGGCGGAGCGCGCGGCCGGAATCGACCACGACCGCACGCTCCACGTAGCCCACCTTCCCGAGGCCGCCATAGGCGACGTCGTGCCCTCTGAACTGCTGGCCCGCGCTCGCGGTCCAGCGCCCGTCAGACGCGAGAAGGTGGAAGGCAGCTCGCTCGATCACGAGCCGGCGTCCGGATCCTCGGCCCGGACCACGCCGAACTCCTCGCCCTCGTCGGCGGTGGTATCGACCAGCGCCACCACGAGGAACTCCAGACCGGCCGGCTCGCCCTTGACGAACGTGACCTCCGGGGCACCCTCGGTGTAGCCACGGGGGAGTTCGTACTGCGCGGCCAGCGTGTCGTCGTAGGGCGACGTCCCTCGGATGAGCCACGCCGACTCGTTGATCCCGAAGCCGCGGTACAGGCCGACGACCCGCTCGCCGCCGGAGTCGGTCACGGCTCCCTGGTGCAACGCGTCCGCGAGCGCTTCGAGCGTCAGATCCCACAGCGTGAACTGGACCTCGAAGTCCTCCTCGGTGCGCGCCGCCTTGATCGGTCCGGTGGATCCGGCCGGCCGGATGCGGTTGACCGACTGGGGGTGCCGGACGACCACCCCGTCGTTGCTGTACGACTTGTTGCCATTGACGCCGAGCTTCGTCCATCCGGCTGCGACGATCGCTGCGTCGGCATCTGTCAGTGCCGGAAACGCGGTCCCGACGGGCGCCCGGTAAACGACTTCCGGGCCGCCGATTACGATGCTGGAAGGCTCCAACTTCGTCTCCTCTCCGTGGCCCTAAGCCACAAACGTTTCGATGAATGAGGCTCCATAGATCCCGACTGCTTCCGGCGCCTCAGTGACCGGGTCGGGGAACTGGAGGGGACCCCCCTCCACCGTGTAATCGCGCACGAGTGCGGTGCCACCGCTATGGACGGCGCGGGCATTCGACACGCTCTTGAGGAAGGCCTCGACCTCATCGAGCAGGACCATCGCGTCGCCCTCGGTGCGCCCGTAGCACTCGATGTCCTGGCGGCGGCGGCTCCACGGCGCGCGGGATTCATCGCCGCCAGAGCGGATGCGGCCCGATGGCCGGATGACGACGATGCGCACCGACTTCGCCTGGAGCAGTGCCGCCCAGTCGTGGCCGGTGTAGCCGGTCAGCGGCTTGCCGGCCTCCTTGCGCGGATAGCCCAGCGCGAAGATGGGCGCGACGGTCAGGCTCGGGATCGAGTCCTGCGGCAGCAGGAGGCTCGTGATGCTGGACTGGCCGAGCAGGATGAGACGTGTGGTGGCGATGTCGTTCGGCACGCTCACGGGGTGGCCTCCATTCGGGCCGCCACGAAATCGCGAGCCGTGCCACAGGTGCAGGCCTGCACGACGAGCGTCTCGGATTGCGGGCGGTGCCAGCCGAGCACCTGCCACGCGTGAACGTGCTCAGGCTCAGGCGCGGCGGCCGCTGCGGCCTCGGCTTCGCGCGCCGCGACGAGGTAGGCGTGCAGCGAGCCCGCGACCTCATGACCGAAGCGCACGGATCGCTCCTCGGCTGCCGCGTTGCCGAGAGCCTCGATGGCCTCGGTGACCATGTCCGCCATCAGCCGATCCCCTTCCGGTACTCATCGGCCAGGCGGTCCTGAACCGCGGGGAAATTGACATCGGCGGCGGTGCGCAAGGCAGCGCCGTTCTTGACCTCGAGGATCAAGAGGTGGAAGGCATCTCCCTCGCCGCCGGTCACGTTGCCGCGGATGCGCCGCTTCTGCTTCCTGGCCGGGTTCGTGCCGATCGAGCCTTCGGCCGTGCCGGTGCGGCTCACCCAGCCCTTGTGATTCGCTCGGGCGTACTCGGCGGTGGCCTCGGTCGTGCGGTCTATGGAGCGCATGGAGGCACCCTCGACCCGCTTCTGGATGTCTTTGCCCAGCCAGGTGAGGTAAGACCTACCAAAGCGCTTCCGCGTGGCCATCACGCACTCACCCGGCTGAGCGTCAGTTCGAGGTGCGTGCGCGCGTTGAGGACTGTTTCAACATGCAGGATGGCCGGCTCGATCACGGCTCCCAGTCGGTTGACGACGGCCGGGTGAGCGGTGCCGGCGACCGGTCCACCGAGGCGGTCGGACTCGGTGACATCGGCCGACAGCGGGATCAGGGCGCGGAGGTCCGTAACGACCGCCGTCGTCTCCTCGGTCACCACCTCACGCTCCGTCGAGCCGTACAGGAAGATCGGTAGGCTCGGGAGGTGCTCGGCCCACACCGCGGGCAGCGGGTTGCCGAAGCCATCGTTCCCGGACGAAGTGAAGCGCTCGACGTACGCGCGCTGCGTCATTCTCGACCGGCTAGTCATCGCAGCCACATCCCCGCGAGCTCGGTGATGAGCTCGTCGCGCTGCTCCTGGTAGCCGAGCCCACCCGCCCGGGCTCCGACCGACTCCTCGGAGTAATCGCCATCGCGGCGGGCATCGAGGCCCGACCATTCAAGCGACAGCTTCACCAGGTCAGCGACCACGCGGTCATAGCGGTCATCCGTGGCGGCGCCGGCGTAGGTGATGTGGAGGTCGCCGCGCCAGCACGACGGGGAGCCCGCCGACAGCCGTTCGAGCAGGATGCCGCCCGGGCGCAGCCGGTAGTCAACGGCTGCGTCGAGCTCGGCCCCGTCCTCTGTGACCTCGTCGACCGTGGCGGCCGGCGGATCGAGCGGGATGAAGCGCTGCCCGATGCCATCGGCATACGACTCGATGCTCCCCGCGCCGATGCCGGTGCGCGTGGCGATCTCGCCGACGGCGCTCTTGGCCTTCGACGCAAGGGTCGCATCGGACAGGTCACTCTCCACGCCGAACGCGCGCAGCGCAGCCGCGAGGGTCGCGTCCGAGCCCGTCCAGTCGACGCTCACGCCACAGCCCTCCCCGGGAAGCGCAGCGCGATCGCGCGCTCGTACAGATCCATGAGCCGCTCGATCGCCGGGATCTCGGCGTGGAAGCGCGCGGCGTGCTCCATGCCCTTCGCGGCCCATTCGGCGCGCAGGTCGGCGCTCTGAACCAGCCGGCGCAGGACGGTGACGAGAGTCCGCGGGGTGGCGTTCGCGAACGGCAGGCGACGGTTGAACTCGCGTCGCATCCGATCGATGGTGTACGGCGTGGCCCCGGCGATGACCGGTAGGCCCATGCCCCACGCCTCGATGGCATTGCAGCCGTAGCCGCCGGGGTACTGCGTGCCCTTCTGTGCATCCACCGTGGCGACCTGGTCGAAGTAGATATCCGCCGATGCCTTGCGCCGGATGCAGTCGGCGTTGGTGACGCCCTCGATCAGGTCGAGCTCGACCGACAGGCCCTCAGCCTGCAGCTTCGCGACGGCGGCGATGAGGAGGTCGGTGCCCTTGCCGGCGCGGAAGGTGGGCGCCGTGGCCACGCGAACCGTTCCGTCAGCTTCGCGCCGCTCACGGCCACGAATGGCGGCCAGCCCGTCAAGGTCGAACGCCGTCGGCAGCCAGTGCAGGGCCTCGGGATCGGGCTCGGTCAGATCGAGCGTGCTCACCGCCTGAACCCATCGATGCGTTCGCGCATAGGCCATCAGGTCGGCTGAAGACGAGCGAAAGATCGTGCCGTGGTGATGCAGCAGCACGGGACGCGGCTGGTTGCGACCGTAGCGGTCGTAGGCCGTTACATGGTTGTTGAGGTGGACGATGTCGGCGCTGATCCACAAGCGACGCACGGCCGCGCCGTTGCCGCTGGCAATGATGTCGGTGGCGTACTTCGCGTAGGTCACCGTGGCCGTGACGGCGCGGATGCGCAGCCGATTGGTCATGTGCCGATCGGCTGCCCGCTTCCAACGGATGTTCTGTCCGCCGGTGTCCTGGCCGGCGCTGATGATGAGCGCGTCCACCGCGGACCCTTACCTGCTCTTGGAGGCTGACGCCTTCTTCCGGGTAGCCCTCTTCGGAGCAGCCTTGGGCTTCGACTCCGGCTCGCTGTAGCGCGTCGCTGCGAGTGCGATCAGTGCCGCCTCTGGCGTGTCTGCCTCGATCTCGTACTCGGCGTATAGCGAGGCCAGCGTGACCTCGTCGAGCTTCGCGAGCGCTTCCGACAGCGGGACCACATCGGCGTCGGTCGTCAGCTGCAGCTCGCCGAACTCCTTGATCGCGGCGACATTCGGCTCCGGTAGCGGTTGGGTCGCCGGATGCGGCCCGACCGAGTCCCCGGTGGCATGGACCTTCGGCGCCCGGAACTTGTCCGGGAAGGCGCCCACCAGCGCGTCGTTCGCGCGGTACAGGTCGCCTGCCCGGACCAGCACCCGGATGCCGGCCAGGCGAGCCACGAATGGCCGCCTGGCCTGCAGGAGGTCAACCGTCATCAGGACGGCTCCACGCCCACGCGGAGTAGCCGGAAGGCGTTGTCCACGAGGATCTTGGAGTTGTTGAACCAGTAGGCGAAGATGCCGCGCTGGCCGGTCGGACGCCGGGAGGCGCCGAACAGGTGCGGGATGATCTCCATCCGCATCCCGATGCGATCGACGATCAGGAACTGGCGGAAGTCACCGAACACCAGGATGTCGGCGTCGTTCTCAACGACCGAATCCATCGTGCTGATCTCGCGAGCCCGATACCCGATCAGCCCACCGGGGCGGCCCTCCTCGAGCTGCACCCACATGTTGGATCCGCCGTTCTCATCGAACTGGCGAACCTCGTCGTAGATGCTCGACTCGCCCAGGAACTGTCCGCGGGCGCGGAAGCGCGGGGGTGTCGCGTTCTTGAGGGCGTACACATCCTCGGGACCCATCGAGGCGTCGCCGGTGAACACGAGGCTGGTGGCCGCCAGGGCGCCGACGATGCCGTCCGGCTGCGTGCCGGTCGTCCCGTCGCCGGTGACGAACGAGCCCGCCTCCTCGGTGTCCTTTGCGTCCTGGATGACCGGCGCGAGCTGCGCCTGCACCGCGCCCCACGCCAGCTCGAGCTCGATGCTGAGCGGGATGAAGACGTCGACGCGGTTGGTGGCCACCTCGGGGTTCGCGAGGTCGTTCGGGTCGGCGTCGGCCGCCTCGGCGACCTCCGTCCCGCGGGTGGCGGTCACGCCGGCCGTGGTGACGCCCTGCCACGCCTTGCCGACGATGCGCTCGATGCGCGCCATGCCGTCGCGAAGCGGGTTGATGACGCCGTCGCTGGTCAGGATGAGCGTCGGGTCGAGCTGGAACGGCACCGCGGCGCCACCGGCGTTATCGGTGCCCAAGGTCAGCGCGGCGAGCTCGACCGAGTTCAGGTTCGCGCCGCCGCTGCGGAGTGCCTTGCCGAACGCCTGCCCGTAGGACGGGCTGCCGGTGGCCAGGATGTGGCGGGCCAGTGCATCGGGATCGTCGACCGTGTCGAAGAGCTTGGTCAGGTCGGCCTTGACCTTGTCCTCTTCGGCATTCGGGTGCGGGTAGACCGCGCCGTCGATCGCCTTGCGGGCACCGTCAGTCAGCAGCGAGCTGTAGTCGCCGTCGCTGCGCGCGAGCTGGCGGTACGCCGCGAGCTCGAACACGTTGTCCGGCAGACGCGATCCGCCGCGCAGCGCGCTCGGGCGAGTGTCGGTGCCCACACGCTCATGACGGCTCTCGTCGCCAGCGAGGCCCTCGATGTACTCACGACGGGCGTTGAGCTCGGTGATCCGGGCATCCACCTCGACGCGCTGAGTCTTGAGGGCATCCCACTCGGTGGTCGCTTCGGCAGACATCGGCAGGCCGGCGAACTCCTTGTCGAGCTCGGCGGTGCGAGCATCGATGAGCGCGCGGTAGTCGGTCAGCTCTTCGACCGTCCGGAGGGAGTTGAGATCTTCCAGTTCCATGGCTAGTGACTCCTCGTACGTGATGCGGACGCGCCCCACGCCGCGAGGCGTTCGGCCGGTGTCCTCTTGTCGGCCGCGATCGCCGCAAGCACGTGCTCGGGGATCGCGTCGTCAGCGGGGTCCGCATCGCCCTCGTGGGCCTCCTCATGCGGCTCGACAGCCGCGTCGGGGTTGCCCTCGACAGCGGCGAGAAGGGAGTCGTCCTCGACGGCCGGCTCCAGTGAAATGGCGGCCAGGTTCAGCGGGCTCATCGCCGCGCGATTCGACCGGGAGGGGGCGGCGCGCTTCGCCAGGCGGCGGACAGTCGCCTCAAGGGTGGCGATGCCATCGACCATGCCGGCGGCCACGGCCTCGTCGGCCAGCAGCATCCGGCCACCGCCGAAGTCAGAAGTGACCTTGCTGGCGGCGATGCCGCGGCCCTTGGCCACGTCGTTGACGAACATCGAGCCGAAGCGGTTGACGACGCGCTGGATCTCGGCGTGCGCGTCCTCGGACAGCGGCTCGTGCGGGTTACCCTCAGCCTTGAACGGCGCGTTGTCCGAGGTGATGAGGGTGGTGGTGATGCCCTCGGCTTCCTCGGCGCGGCTCTGGTCGACGTGGCGCGCGATCGTCCCGATGGCACCGGCCATGCCCGAGGGGGCGATGAGGATCTCGTGGCACTGCGCGGCGATGTAGTAGGCGGCCGACGCGCACCAGTAGTTCACGATGGCGGCGATGTGCTTGCCGCCCTTGGCGCGCACGTCGCGCAGGTAGGCCGCGAACTCGGCCAGCCCCTCCACCGAGCCGCCTGGCGAGTCGATGTCGAGCACGATGGCGTTGATGTCGGGATCGCCGAGCGCCTCGTCGATCGCCCCGCCGAGCTCCTCCAGGCTGGTGCCGCCGGAGAACGCGAGCATGAGGTTCATGCGCGGGGCGATGATTCCGTACACCGGGATGACGGCCACGCCGCCGATGTCCTGACGCCCGATGCGCTCGCCGTTCGAGAGCGCCGCCGTCGCTACGCGGGCCTCGATCTCCTCGGGGGTGAGTTGCTCACCGCGGACGCGCTCCAGGACGACGCGCGCCATGATGTCCAACGTCTCGCGCTCGATCGCCCATGGGCGGTTGAACACCGTCTGCAGGACGTGCGCGTACCTGTGTCGCATGCAACCACGCTCGGGGTCGCACGGGGTAGCAAGTCAAGAGCCCTTGCACATAGCAGCTATGTGCAAGATCGCGCAAGATCGTGTGCTAGTCGCGCGGGTTGAGCGTGGCGCGCCTTTTACGGCAGCGGCGGGATGTGCCTCGGTTCGGCGCTCGTCTCGGCGATGGGCACGACTTCCATCCGTAGATCGTCCTGATACGTCTCGACGTGCTCATGGCGCATCGGGAGCCAGCCGAACCGATCCGGCCGGGCGGGGAGAAGCATCCAGAAGTAGTCAGCACGGTTCGTGCAGTCGCGCATCTCGCACAGCGGCGCGACGCGCTCGATGCCGACCACGAGCGGCGGCAGATGGACGGTCACGTCTTAGTGGTTCACCGGCCGGGCGCGATTGAGCCACGGATCGTAGACGTACCACACCTCGCAGACGCCGCACTCCCAGTTCTGCGGGAACGGGTAGTTCGGGCCACCGAGTGGAACCGCTCGGCGCCATTGCTCCGGATGCTCGCACTCGCGCCCCTCGGCCACGAGCATCATCCGGTATGCGTAGAGCGCCTCGGTCTCCGTCACGTCCGGTACCGATCTTCAGCCCACTCGGCGTGGCCGCCCTCGATGCGATCGCTCCGCCCATGGACGTTCGTCAGGATGTACCGCCCTGGCGGATGCTTCGCTCGCGCCTGCTCCCGATACGGCTCGCGTTGATCCTCGGTCATGGTCGCCCACATTCCGGGCGGCACGAGTCCGGCGGCGATCGCCTCGATCAGCCCAGCATGCCACTCCGGCTTGAGCGCCGGCGCGTTCGGTCGGACGACCCAATTGTTCATGGGTCCGCCGATGAGCGTGATGTTCCCGGTCGGCGGCGCGTGAGTCAGCCCTGCTGGGCGTCGCGACGTTGCCTTCTCGATCGCCTTGGCGGTGGCGCGCTGGAGGTGGCGGCGGTCGGCGCGGTTCATTCGGGGCCGGCCGATTCCAGCTCATGACAGGGCGAATACGGCCGCGATGAGTGGCACCAGCGCTGGCGCGGCTCGTCTCGGTAGATCGTTCCGTGGCAACGACGACAGTGCAGTCTCCGCTCGATCTCCCACAGCGACGGCCGTGCGGGACGTGGCGTGGTGATCTCGACCTCCATGCTACCGACGCGGGTCATGCGACCGGCTCCGCGTTTTCGACGGCGTCGCGGATGACCTCGCAGAGCGCGAGTAGATGACTGTCCTCGCCTCGCAGGTAGATGACGCGCTGCTCCGGATCGGAAACCGATTCGATGCCGACGATACCGCGGTTCACGAGGTCGCCCATCGTCCCGATCAGCCCCTCGACAGGCACCGCGAACGGGACCAGCACTGTTAGCTTCTCCATGCCCGTCATCCTACGCCTCCCAATCCACGTACTGCCCGCCGTCACCGGGCCTCGAATAGAAGCGCACCCCGTAGCGGCGCAACTGGTCGCGCAGGCGCTCGGATGCCTCGGTGACGGGGCCTGTGATCCGATGCTCGCCGAAGTCGAACACGGCGCCATGAGTGGCAGCGTGGACGGGCGAGATGGATATGGCAGCGGCTGCTTCATCATCGCCGGGGTAGTCACAGACGAAGGCGGTCCGCCACTGATCGAAGGCGGCGTGATCGAAGGGTCGCGGGTAAGCCCGCTCGCGCAGCACCTTGGCCGGAATGCCGCCTGCCAGCGACCCGGGCGGGATGTCGCGGGTGACGACCGATCCGACGCCGACCACGACATCCGAGCCGATGCTGACGCCCGGATTGACCACGGCGCCTGGCAGCCACACGCGATCGCCGAGCGTCACCTCGCCGAAGGCGACCGGGAAGCCGTCGAGAGCCGAGAGGTACGCGCCGTGGGTGTAGAGCTTCGTCCCGGTGCCGAGCCCGACTTCGCTACCGATGCGGACTGGGCGCGCGGTGTTGATGAACGAGTCGCGGCCCATGTGGAGGAAGTGGCCGGCGCGCAGCGACGACTGGCGCTCGAAGCACGAGCCCCCGCCGATGATGGCGCCTGGCAGGATCCACGCCTCCTGGCCGATCTCGATGTCTCGGCCCTCGATGGTCACGTTCTCATGGACCGTGGAGTAGGCGCCGATGGCCAGGTGGCCCGGTCGCGCGATCTTGATGCGGACGTTCGGCCCGATGGTCACCTGTTCGCCGAGCCACACGCTGCCCTCGATCTCGGCGGACGGGTGGACCTCGGCGCCCGCGGCCGCATTGACGATGGAGCGGATGCTCACGATGCCCGCTCCACAGGGGAGCCACATTCGTCGCACACTTGGATCGGGACCCATCCGGGGCAGGCGTAGGCGGTATGTGTCGAGCCGTGGACGTGATCCGGGTCGGCCGCGATGGGTCGCTCTCGTCGGTATTTGGCGTCAGCGACGGCATCTCGACGCTGCGAGCACGCGCAGTCGAGGCAGTACCCATGACGACGCGGATTGTCGTACCAGGGATGGCGGCCGTAGACGTGGCCACACTCGCACATCTTCGCGTCGAAGTCGGCCTGCGTGCGTCGAGGTCGAACGACGCTCATGCCGGGTCCAGCCGGATCGGGAATCCTCCGCGCTCACTCTCGTAACCCTGTTCTCGGTTGAACGCGCGCTGCTCCTCGGCCATCGCCGCGTCCCATTCGGGGGTGTGGACGATGCCCCGGTAACGCTCGGCGTTGTATGTCGCGAGGCGGTCCCAGCGATGCTCGCGGTCCCACCGCTCCCACCATTCGCGGTTCCGCCGCTCGCGCCAGTCGTCTAGCCACCTCATGCGTCGCTGCCTTCGGTCGGGAGCGTGAATGGGGCGGCTCGGTGCCACGGCTCAGAGACATCGATGGCCGCCGCCGCCGCCTCGCGCGCATGTTCGTCGGAGCAATAGTGGCTCGGAGGATCGCGATAGACGACCACCCATCCTTCGGGCAATCCCTGCGCAGCCTCAGTGCCGATGGTCGTGGCCGATGCGTCACAAAGGTGGCGCTCACAGTGCCAGCGGCGAATCTCCATTCGTTGATATGCCATGTCGTCTCTCCTTTCGGTCTGACTACCAGTGGGCGCGGATCACCTCGAAGGCCTCCGCTGCCCGGACGCCCGCCTGCACGCCGCGTACGGTCGCCGTGCCGCGGATGAACGCCGGGTCCATGTAGATGCGGTGCGCCTGGCTGCGATAGGTCGCCGCGTGGCGCACCTTGAGCTCGACGTGCTCCTCCTCCAGCCGGACGTACCCCGCGAACGTCGCCGCGCGGACCGTGTTCATCGCCAGCTCGTAACCCAAGATCGTCGAGTGCTTGAACGCCCGCACACCTTCCGCGCTGACGGTCGAGTGGTCCTGGTGCACGTCGCTGCCGGTCGGCAGCAGCACGAGGTCATAGTTGCGGTCGCGGATGTCGATCAGCACGTCGAGCACCTGCTGACGGTGAGTCGGGAAGAAGCGATTGGGCACGTCGTGCAGCGACAGGCGCCCGGGGTCGATGCCGAGCAGCGCGGTGGCCGCCTGCCACTCGGCGATCAGGTCGGCCGCGCTGAAGCCGTCGGGGATCAGGTCCGCGCACGTGCTGAACGTCACAACATCGACCTCGGCGCCCGCGGCCGTCAGACGCGCCAGCGTCCCCGCGCAGCCGAACTCGTCGTCAGGGTGCGCACCGAGGAAGAGGACCCGGCGGAAGGCGGTAATCATCGCGGCGGTGGAGGGATCGGCCGGGGTCGGGGTCCGGACGGTCGTTCGAACCGCTGGACGCGACCGCCACGGGGCCGGCCGCCTAAGAGCAGGGCCAGGATGATGAGCAGGACAATCGCCTCGTCGCCACTCACGACCCGTTCAGCCTCCGCCGCACGGTGTCTCGGCTCACGCCGAGCTCGCGGGCCAGTGAGTCGTAGCCGGATGGGCGCCCCTCGGCGCGGAGCCGTTCCTGCGCCTCGCGCACCTGGTCGACGGTCACGATGTGCGATGGACCGGGCAGCGCCAGGCGGGCCGGCTCGTGGGCGATGGTCTCGCGCATGAACAGGTGCGGGAACGCGCCGACCAGCGGATCAGAGGCGTCGAGGTAGGTGCCGCGCTCGATGTGGCGCCCGGCGTGGATGCCGGTCACCGGCCAGAAGGTCTGATTGGCGATGGCGGGACCCGATCCCGGCGGCTGGAGCTGGACGCTCACCATGCCGGTGTGGCGCAGCAGGGTCAGGTCGCCCGACACGACGGCAAGCTTGACCGATTCATGCTCCCAGCCGGCGTTGCCGAGCTTCACGATCGCCTCGGCGTGCTTGCCGAGGACCTCGGCCTCGTCCTTGCGATCCTCGGCCAGGAACGGGATGTCGCGGTCGTCGTACCACAGCTGCGAAGCGGACGGGACGTCGGTGACCGTCTCCAGCGATCCGGACAGCCCGCGCCACAGCGGACGCATGGTGCGGTCGCCGAGCAGGCGCCGAGCGGCGAGGAAGTTGCCCGAGTTCAGCGCCGAGCCCTGGAGCCCCTCGCTGATCCCCACGACCACCGGATGGACGCCGGCCGCCGCCGCGATGCGCACCTCGCCCGCGCCCTGCACGACCTTGAAGTCCATCTGCTGGAAGTCGCGGCCCACGACCTCGCTCGATGCTCCACCACCGAGGTACGCGGTCTTGTAGGCGTTCATGACGCCCTTGTGCTCGTCCTCGAACAGCGCAATCCACTCCTTGGCCGCTGCCAGCGTGACCTTCGGGTCGAGTGTCACGATCATGTTCGGGGTCGCCGCGTTCTCGAAGAACTTCTGCTTGTGAGTGGTGGCCGCCGAGTCCGACAGGATCTCGCGCAGCACCGGCAGCATCCAGCTCATGCCGCGATACGAGGCCAGCGGGTCGGGGATCGGCGCCCAGTGCGCCACCTCGTCGGGCAGGAAGGTCTGCGGCTCGTTCCCCGAGCCCAGGCCTCCCGGCACGTAGATGTAGCCAACGACCTCCGCATCCACGTCGTGCGGGTCGAGCGACTCGTTTCGGTTGCGCGAGCCGAGCAGGATCGATACCCAGTCCGGCCGCAGCCGCTTCAGCCGCCCCGGCCGCCGGGCGATGAAGGCGTTGCCCCCGATGTCCACGTCCAGGATGGCGCGCGCCAGCAGGTCGCCGGTCTGCTTGCCCGGCTCCGGCTGCTCGAGCAGGCTGAGGGCCGAGGTCCCGAATAGGTCGCCCGGGCGGCCGGAGCGCCGCTGGCGGAACTGGAAGCGCGCCTCGCTGAACAGCATGAAGCGCGCGAGCACGCAGGCGAAGATGATGCCGTTGGAGCGGTAGGCACCGTACGTCAGACCCTCGTACGTCTGCTCGATCTCCTCCTTGTTGCCGACCAGCGTGGTGTTCAGGGTCAGCGGGAAGTTGCCGAAGCTGAACATCTGCGCCCAATCGTCGACGCTCAACGCGGCGACCTGGCGCGAGGCCGGGAGCAGGTCGCGGATCAGGGCGGTCATGCTCGGGCCCGATCGATGTCGACGAACAGCAGGGCGCCGAGCAGCAGGCCAGCGGTGATCAGCGCGGCCGGTGGGTAGATGAGCGCGATGCCCACCACGATCAGCGCCAGGCTGGCCGCAAACAGGATGGCGGCGATGGTACGGCGGCTCACGACCCGCCTCCGAACAGAACGAAGGGTGTGGGCGCCTCTTCCTCGGCGGGGAGTGCGTAGAAGGCGTTCACGAAGCTGGCCGCATCGAGCGCGTCGATCACGCGCCGCTCCTGGTCGGCGAGGCGCCCCTCGACCGGCCGATCGAAGCGCACGTCGCCCCCCGGCAGCATGCGCGCGATCGCGTTGAGCACGTGCTGCGCCAAGCCGGGGTCGCCAGTGTGATGCAGCCAGTCGTTGCGCAGCGCCTCCATGAAGGCGTCGTAGTTCTCCACGTACTGCGTGTTCGACTGCGGCCAGTCGATGACCTCGGCGCCGATCTCGTCCTCGATCCAGGCCGCGATGTCCGCGGCGCCCGAGATGTCCATGACGACGGTGTGGATCGGGTAGACCGTGTGGATCGCCTTCAGCGCCGTCTTGATCTCGTCGGGGTGCAGCGAGTTCCCGTCGCGCGGCGGGGTGATGATCGTTGCCGGCCCGAACAACCGATCCTTGGGGTCCTTCATCCAGAAGGGCACGGCGGACGTCGTGTCCCACTTCCACGCCACGTCCAGGCCGAGCGCAATCGCCTGCCCCTTCGGGATGCCGGACTCCGACTTGGCGGCCGCCCACTCGGCCTCGGTGACGGCCGACTTGCCGCCGCGGGTGGCGATGTTGCACGCGAAGCGCTTCCAGTGGGCGAGCGTCATGGTCGGCGACGCGAACTTGGTGGCCAGCGTCTGGGGCGTGATGCGGCGCGAGGGGTTGGCCGCCTTGACCACCTCCATGTCCTCGACGTCCGCACCCTCGGGCACGGCATACTCGTGCATGACGACATTGCCCGAGACGTAGCGCATACCACCGGTCGGGAGCCGGGTGACCTCGGTGGCCGTCTCGCGGATCCGCTTCCGGGTGACCTCGAACTCGGTCCCCGGCTCGCCGGCAGTCGAGATCAGCGCGATCTGGCCGCCGCGCTTGCGCAGCTTGCCGGTCCACGTCCGGTACAGCTTCATGTTCTTCATGCGGTGCGGCTCGTCGATGATGCCGAGCGTCGGGATCACGCCGTCACCCGTGTCATCGTCGGCGGCGAACACCTGGATACGGCCGCCGCGGAAGTGGTTGATGCGACGGAAGCCCTCCAGGCACAGGAAGCGGGGGACCGTCGTCTTGCGCTTGCCCTTGGCCTTCAGGATCGCCGACTCCCGCTCTTCGTGGAGCGCCGGGGTGCGGATGACGAAGCCCTCACCCTGCTGGTAGAGGATCACCGCCTGGTCGCGCGACGACGCGGCCACCGGGACCGCAGCCCGATCCCGATGCTCCGCGTGGTACAGCGCCAGGTCGGCGAGCAGCGTCGTCTTGCCGTTCTCTTCGGGAACCACGAGCCAGCACTCGGGGTAGCCGGCGAAGAGATCGGCGGCCCACAGCTCCTGGAACTCGTCGAGGATGAACGGCTCCAGGTTGTCGAGCGTCATGGCCGCCGACCAGGCGCGGAAGTGGTCGACGGTGAAGGGCTCGGAGATCGGAGCGGCGAGAACCATCAGCCGGCCCTCGCGGGAGACATGGCCGGCCGTAGTGCGTCCAGCAACGCGGCGTAGTGGGGCCCATCAAGGGGCGCCGTCCCATCCCAGACGTGATCGGCTGGTCCACGCGGAGCGAGAATGCGCAACATCCGCTCGACGTAGCGTGGCTCGCTCGAAGCCTCGCGCCGGCTCGCGAGCCGTCCACGTCGCACATCGTCGGGGGTGTCGCAGCGGACCGTGATCGTGTCGGCGCGCCAGAACCCCTGCTCCCAATCTGAGCTACCAGCGGACTCCACGACCGAGCGACGGCTGATCCGCCGGGCCAGACTTGCCCACGCTCCGCTCGGACGGACCAAATGGCCGGGCATGTCGGCGATGTCAAGCCGATCGAGACCGAGGTCGCGGGCGAGATGCTTCGCGAGTGCGGTCTTGCCCGACCCCGGCTGCCCCACGACGTGGATGATGCGGATACCCGCCGGCGCGCGGACGGTTCCCGGTGCGACCACGGGTCGAGGGTCGGGCGTGGGCTTCTGCGGCAGCAGCTCGACCCCGAGGTACGAGCGGACATGCCTCTCCTCGGCAGGTCCCCCGGATCGACCCTCGGGTCGGCGTGGCGGCATACCCCCCCCCAGTACCCGGTGACCCTCGAACTCTTTCTCGCGGCAAGGCGCGGGGTCAGCATTTACGAGTGCCGGCAGCCCGTCGAAGGGGTACCCCCCTACCCGTGGTCGCTCCCTCCCGTACTTCGCTCGCTCGTTGCACCACGGATGCGCCACCACGTAGCCGGAGCTGGCATCGCCGTCGACCACGTGCGCCGCGACCCAGCGCTCGCCGGGCTGGATGATCTCGCCGTCGTAGCCGCAGGGGGCGGGCAGGGTGGTGGCCAGGTGGGCACGGGCATCCTGATGCTCCCCTCCGTACCCTCGCTCTGTCGTCGTTCGGCGGTGGCGCAGGCAGAAGCCACGATGACCTGGAGCAGCGGCCTCCGGGCAGCGGCCGCCGCGTACGAGCTGACGACAGGGGCGCCTCACCTGTGCGCTCCCCATGCCCCGTCCGCGCGGAGGCGCCAGCCCATGAGCGGTGTCATAGGATCGTCCAGCAGGCGGCGCACGGCCCTCGCTCACCCCAGCAGTCGCCGCAGCAGTCCATGCAGTAGGTCACCCGAAGTACCCCGCTGCCATGCGCTGGAGACGGTCGAGGGTGCGGGTGTCAGTGACGATGCCGGATGGTGCAGCGACCCACGGAATGCGGGGTGCGCCGATGCGGGCCACCTCGGCCTCGATGGCCGCGTTCTCCTCCGGCGTGCTGAACGGTCGCCGGTCCGAACATGGGCACGAACAGCCGTGGCACGACCAGTGCTCGCCATCCTGACAACGCCGGCAGCCGTCGTACATCGTCGGGTCGGCGGCCTTCAATCGGTAGCCGGTCTCCGGCTCGATGAGGTCAAACGCGCGCATGGCATTGGTGCGACGTGGGCTCATTCGTCACCCTCGTGGTTCTGCACGTCGAGGCGCTGGGGCTCATCGTCCTCATCGAGCAGGTGATGCTCGCGGCGCAGCAGCAGCAGCGCGGCGACTACCAGCGCGCCGATGAACACGAAGAGCGGCAACTCGGGCATCAGCGGATCGCGCCCTGTGCCCGCAGGCGCTGCTCGGTGCGCTTGCGGCGTGCGCGGCTAGGGCCGCGGACCGGTCGATTGGTGACGAGCCGCTCGATCTTCGCGTGAGCCTCTCGCCTCGCGGCCAGGCGGTGCGAGAAGAGCGGAGCGGACGACAGGAACGCACCGATGCGCCGTCCGCGCCAGCCGACTGACCGCATGCGAGGCTGGACGCGCAGCCACTTCGGCAGGCGAGCCTTCAGGCGCTCGAGCCAGTTGACCGGCTCGAACACCTCGGTGGACCATGTGCGGCCCTGGAGCCCAGCCGCCCGGAACTCAGCACGATTCATCGGATCAGCCGCTCACCGGGCCGGTGACGGGGTGTCATCGGGTCCGGTCGTATCCGTGGTGCCCTGCATGATGCGCCCGGCCTTCGAGGCGACCTCGAACGAGCCGGAGGCCGCAGTGACGACGGCGGCCCAGGTCAGCACGGCGCCCACGATGGCCGCGCCGTTGAGCACCGGCTGCAGGTCGTAGGCGGCCAGCCCGACGAGCGCAGCGGCCAGCACCATCAGCGTGTACAGCACCCCGCGGCCTTGGTTCGGCAGGAAGGGGACGGCGCGCTTCAGCAGCTCGACGAGGCCCGCCAGGGCACCGGCCCACACGACGGCACCAGCGGCCGTGAAGACCTCGGCGAGGGGAATCGGTAGTAGGTCACCCATGAGACGGTTCCTCCTGTTCGAGATAGCAGTGGGAGCAGCGCCGCGTGTCGCCGAGCGCCAGCAGGGCGTCGGCGGTCTCCGCGTCGATGGTTTCGCGGCCTTCGACGTCGTCGACGTTGCAAGATTCCCGAGGGTCTTTGTGGAGCGTGTCCACTCCCTCATTCCTGTTCAGCACGTAGTACGGGTCGCTCATCGCAGGTACTCCTCGTTCCACCATGCGATCAGTCCCCGACCTTTTCCGTCGCGACTCTCATGGGCGCCGTAGTGACCGGCGTCCCGCGTGCACCACCACACGTCGTTCTTGGCGGCGCAGCGGATGCCGCGGGTGGCGCCAGTGATCTTCTGGCGAGTGGAAGGTCGCTCCACGGTCATCGCAGCGCCTCCACCGTGGCGGCAGCCGGGATGCGTGCCCGCTCGATCTTGTCGGTCAGCGCGGCAACAAGAGCAGACGAGGGTTCAGGCGCCGGCCGCGGGTTGGTGAGGCTGCGGCGCGGGATCTCGAGCAGCTCCGGCCCTACCTCGGGGTCCGGGTACAGCGCCAGCAGCACGCGGCTGGTGGGCGTCGTGATCGCGCCATTGACGATCACCGTCTCCTCGAGGAAGGTCGTCAGCTCGACGGCCGGCGCGGCCCACGCCTTGGGGATCACGCCCTGCCCGGGCTCCTGCGCGCGGAACGGTGCGCCGGGGACCGTCGTCCAGGTCTCTCGCTTGCGGCGCCAGGTACGGGTCAGCAGCATGTCATCCTCCTGTGTCGGGGTCGCAAGCAGTGCCGCGCGGAAGGTCCCCCAGTCGGTGCGGTCGGACTGCCCCTCGCTGTGGTTGTAGAGCGGATCGGGTGCGAGACTGGACGCGAACTGGGCCAGCAGCTCCGCGTAGCGGCGGCGTGCGCCGGCCATGAAGCCGCGGTCCGCGCTGAGCTTGGGAATCGTCACGCCGGTGGAGCCCGCGATGCTGACCGCGTAGCTGGCGGCGTTCGGATCCCACCAGCGATCGCCCAGGATGCGCGCCACGCGCGGATCCGGCGGATCGCGCCATGGCGGTCGGCGTGGATTCATGGAGTGCGACGCGTGCTCCGGGCGCACGATGCGCCTCGCCTCGAAGCCGTCGGCCTTCGGGTACCACAGCTCGTGGTAGGACGCCGAGCGCTCGGGCATGGCGATCAGAACGTTGACGATGGTGCCGACGGCCCCCGCCTCTCCCTCGCCGCCCTCGGTCGTGTGGCTCGCGATGCCGCGCGGACGCAGCGTGCCGCCGGCCAGAATGGTCTGCGGCATGCCATCGCGAAAGTCATCGACCACGGCGTAGAAGGCCATCAGTCGGCCTCCTCAGGGTCGTCGCCGTACAGGCCGACCGGCAGCTCCTCGGCGGGCTCGATTGAGCCCTCGTCGCCATCGGCCAGGTGCCCGGCGTCGACGGCCTGCTCGAGCGCGAGGAACACGTCGGGCGCATCGACCCGTAGGGCCGATCCGCTGTCCGGCAGGCGGATCTCGAAGCGGCTCATCAGTCACCCTCCCTGAAGGGCGGCGGCCGGTCGCTTGAGCGGCGCGTCAGCCAGAAGGCGATCGCGAACACGATGGGGATGACCCCGAGCAGCACGATCATCAGCGTCGAGGCGCCCGCCGTGCCCCCGAGCGTCGGCAGGCCGATGAAGCGACGGGCCACCAGGATGCCGAACCAGCAGAAGACCAGCGTGATGACCGCGAAGCTCGCTGACAGCAGGCCCAGCAGCCACGAGCGACCCTCGAGCAGCCAGCGCAGCGGCCGGCCGATCCAGCGCACCAGGGGGTGGCTGAACAGCGGCGTGTGATACGTGGGCTCCGAGTCGGGCGCTGGCTCGCGATGGCTGGCCCAGAACAGGCGGGCGAAGAACACCGTCGCCGCCAGGTCACCGAACGGGATGACCAGGATCAGCCACAGCAGGAAGCCGACGTCGTCTGTCATCGCGGTCGCGGCCGATGCATGGCGGCGTGGGCGCGGCGGGCCAGCTTCTCGACGCGCACGACCTCCGTCATCGCGTCGTCCCACACGTCGAAGCGTTCCTGCTGCTGACGGCGCTGCTCCTCGACCTCGGGCTGGTGGGTGTCGGAGCGCCGGCGGAGTCGGGAGAGCCAGCTCAGCATCACGAGCTGCCCGCCAGCTTCTCGACCACCTTGGTCAGCGCCCTCACCGCGTCGGTCTGCTCGCCGAACCGGTCGGCGTACGACTTGACGATGGCCACCTGCGCCTCGTAGTCCTCGCGCGGCACCGTGGCTCGCGGCAGCAGCGACCCGTCGCCGAGGCGTCGCAGGAAGTACAGCAGCAGGCCGCCCATGGCGGCGATCAGCGCGATGGCGGCCGAGACGATGACCGGGTCGGTGGTCATCGTTCAGCTGGTGAAGCACGTCACCACGCGCCTCGGTCCGGGGACGTGTTGCGACCTGCGGGCATCCGCACAGGACTACCCGCAGGCCCAGTGACCAGGATGGAGACTCCGCCTCGCACTCAATGATTGAGCACGATTCGCGGTTTAGCGCAACCCCTCAGCGCGGGTCCGGCGGGTCAGCCCTTGACAGTGCCGATCGGCCGCAGTCGCTCGACGATCTCGACCAGATCGGTACTCGCCTCCATGACGCTCTCGATGTCCTTATAGGCCCGCGGAGCCTCGTCGACCACCTCACTGGCATCGGGTGTGTAGACCCGCGTTCCGGCCGCGGTCAACTCGGCGAGCATCTCGTCAACGCCGGAGTACATGCGCTTCGCCGCGGCGCGGCTCATCGCCCGTCCCGCGCCGTGCTGGCACGTCTCGAACGAGTCGGGGTTGCCGAGTCCCCGCGCCCAGTACGAGCCAGTGCCCATGCTGCCCGGGATCAGCACGTCCTCACCCGCTCGAGCGCGGACCGCGCCCTTGCGGTGGACGATGCCGTTCGTGCCCCGATGGTTCTCCCAGGCCGCGTAGTTGTGGTGGCAGTCCACGATGACCTGCCAGGCGCCGATGCTCGTGTGCTCGACGAGCGCCTCGAAGACGCGCGCCAGCATCCGCGCTCGGTTGTGCTCGGCGAACCTCAGCGCGTACTCCATCGACTCCCAGTAGCCGCGGGCGAGATCGTCGTCCCACGGCAGGTACGCCAGCTCCTTGTCGGGGAGCGCCGAGAACCAGCGCTGGTTGAGGGCCAGCGCCGCCTTGTGGAACGTGTCGCAGATGCGCTTGCCGAGCGACCGGCTGCCAGAGTGGAGCATGACGTAGACGTGGCCGTCTTCATCCGTCTGGAGCTCGATGAAGTGGTTACCGCCGCCGAGCGTCCCGATCTGGTGCTGGACCTTCGAGATCCACGCGGGCTCGATCCACGCCGGCCACGTCGCGAGCTCGTCGGGCCACTCCTGCGGCGTCGCGTGCTCCGCCTGCGGACCGTTGCCCACCGGTACGCCGGCGAGGATCGCGGCGCCGATCGCATCCATGCGTTCGACGGCTTCCTCGACGGTGAGGTCGGTGCGAGCCAGGACGACACCACAGCCGATGTCGACGCCGATCGCGTAGGGCACCACCGCGCGATCCGCGAAGAGGACGCCACCGATGGGCATCCCATAGCCCTGATGGGCGTCGGGCATCAGCGAGACGTGGCTGATGACGAACGGCAGCCGCGCCAGGTTGTCCGCCTGATCGAGCGCACCCCGCTCGGCGGCACGTGCCCAGTTCTTGACGGGCTTCCCATTCGCCGGGACGTGGACCTCCGGTCCGATTGCGAGCGCCATGTGATCCCTTTCGTGGTGCGGTCAGGTTACCCGGCGATCGCCAGATTCAGCGGCCCCGGCTCATCCTTCATCCGTCGCGGACGATGGCCGAGCTCGAAGCGAACCGGCTTGCCGTGCTCACGTTCGACCTCCATCTCCAGCCAGTCGACGAACTCGGCGGGCGTGAAGCGGTTGAGTTCGCAGCCGCAGTCCTCGGGGTCGTGCGAGCAGATCTGTGCCATCAGATGACGCGCCGCGGCACGGAGGTCAGAGAGCACCTCCGGCGTGAAGGTCGCCAGGAACTCGCGGCGTGGCTGGGTCACGCGCGGCTAGCCCTCCTCTCCGACGCGCTCATCCATCGGGTCGCTCCTCCTTACTGGTGAGCCGAAGGTGCTGCTCGATGAGGTCGGCGGCATCTTGTAGCTGCACCATCGTTCCATCGGAGAGGGTGACGGTGCAGATGTGGTTCTCATCCAGCGAAGGCGGGGTGGCGCGAGCCTCGGCAATGGCGGTGCGGGCCGCTCGCAGGGCAGTCGAGATGATGAGGTCCGGATCATGGTCCGGTTCGGCGGGAACCCGCATCTCCCATCGAAGCCTGCCGGAACAGAGATCATCGACGGCCTTCTCGGCTCGCTCGATAAGCCGCAGCGCTTCGTCGCTCGGCTCCGCGAATGCGGGTGGGCGGTGGCGGTTGCATTCGTTGTAGCCGTTCTGTTGCGCCGAGATGCAGTTGTAGCAACTCGGCTCCCCGGAGTGCTCACCGGATGCCGAGCCGGGCTCCGGGGTGAACGGATGGGAGGTCATGCGCGATCGTCCGAGAGGCGGGCGAGGTTGGTGGCGTAGCGGGATGGCCTTCTGGATGAGCGGCTCGCCTACCGCCAGCGGGGTCTCCTGATCGACCACCCGCAGGGCTGCCCGGACGATTTGCTCCACATCCAGCGAAGGCGGGGTGGCGCGAGCCTCGGCAATGGCGAGGATGGCGCGCAGAAGGTCCGGTCGGCGGGTCTGCCACATTCCGTCATTCGGCTCGTGGGCCGCGAGAAGCTCGCGTCCTGCCTCGGTGCTCGGCTCCTCGGATGCGGGTGGGCGGTCAGTCATGGTTCTGCTCCGTTAGGCGGGCGAGGATGTGTTCGGCCAGCATTCGTGGAGCGATAACGCCGTTCTTGCCGGGGATTGAGTCGGCCAGAATCGCCGTCAGCACATCCAGCGAAGGCGGGGTGGCGCGGGCCTCGATGGAACGTGTGAAATCGAGCAGCGCGGCTACGTCCTCCACAGACACCTTGCTAAGCCGTCCACGTTCTCGTTGTAGATGGCGCATTCCTTCGAGCACAAGTGCAGCCTCGGTGCTCGGCTCCTCTATGTTGATGCCAAGTACTCGGGCGTTATGCGCCAGAACGGCCTCAACGATGCGGGGGTCTTCGTAGTTCGCATCGCCCACTCGCCCCGGGCTCGGCTCCCCGGATGCGGGTGGGCGGTGGTCTATGCCAATTTCGCCATCTTCTTTGAAGTGGTAGACGTTGGTTCCGCCGCATCCTTCTTCCGGGCAAGGCTCCGTGCTCGGCTCCCCGGATGCGGGTGGGCGGTCAGTGGTCATCGGCTCTTGCCTCGCTTCTCAATGAACTCGCAGCCCTCGCAGCCCTTGACGACGGTCGCATGACGCCACAGGTGCAGGATTACGAATCCCAACAGGCTCGGCTCCCCGGATGCGGGTGGGCGGGGGTCAGTCATGCGTGTTCTCCAATCCAAGAACTTCCTGTGAGCATCGGCGAGCAGCGATCTCGCACCAGCGCTCGATGTGCGACTCGACCTTGAAGCCGCCGCGCATCTTCATGGCTTCTCCTCCCCGAAGTAGATGAGGCCGTGGAAGTCGCCGTGGCCCTTCGGCTGGTTGCACAGTCCGGCTATGTCGCCAAAGCCGTTGTAGACGGGGTGGTTGCACGTCTCCTCGGTCGGCTCCTCGGATGCGGGTGGGCGGTCAGTGGTCATCGGTGGATTGCAGCGCGGCATGGAGTCGTCGCACAAGTGCTTCATAGGTGGCTATGGCGATCGGTCCGTTGGCTCCGGTCGGCCACGTCACCATCGCGCTGAGGAGAGGGCGTTCTCGTTCCAGCGACTCGCGCGACGCGGCCTCGGCTTCGATCTTTCTGATGGCACGAGCCATCTCAGGGTCCGGTCCGCCCTCGTCCTCCCAGTGTTCGAGGACATAGCGGCCTGTCGGGGTCGAGGGGACGTCGGTCTCCTCTTCGAGCGGCTCGACGGGAAGCGGGATGCTGCCCTCCCAGCCGGGCATCGTCACGAACGTCCGGCCGCCAGACCGACACAGGTACGACTTGTCGGCCTCGTCGCAGCCCTGCGGACACAGGCCGCGATAGACCGGGTAGGTGGGCAGGTACTGCTCGTCGTGGTTGTGGGGCCACGGGTGCCACGACTCGGCGTGCCCGATCTCGTCCTCGTCGGTGAGCGCGTCACGGATCACGTCTAGCGAAGGCGGCGATGGCGCGGCCTGGGCTTCGATGGCGAGGATGCTGGCGGTCGCTACGGCTAGACTGTCGCGTCGCTCCTGTTCATTAGCGATGCTGTTGGTTAGCCACGCCGCGAGCATGTGACGGTGCTCGCGCCCCGCCTCGGTGCTCGGCTCCCCGGATGCGGGTGGGCGGATGGATTCGGTCATCGGTTCCACTCCCACGGCTGCTCCGCTAGGTCACACCACTTGCTGCTTCCTAGAGGTGCCTGATGCGTGCTACACCACACGTCGGAAGTCTGCCGCCGATCAGCGTCCGGCTCACACTTCGCCACGTAGTCGATGTCCCCGACGAGGCCGGCGAGGGAGCGGAGGGCCGTCACGATCCCTCGGTTGATGTACGGCTCACCGTGAGAGTCGTCCGGGCGGGTGATGTACTTGCCGCGCAGGGCCAGCCTAAGCGCCGCAACATTCACGGTCTGCTCTGGCGGCTCCCCGGATGCGGACGGGCTGGGGTCCATCGGGTCGTCTCCGGTCTGACTAGCCCTTATTCCAGCCCCTATCCGGTCCGTCACCATGCGCCCCATCCGGGCCTAAGCGGCCCATCCTGTGAGGCACCGGGACCCACGGATTGCCTTGCGCCGAATCCGGTATGCGGTACCAATCTCGCCCTCCTGAGCACGATTCTACTCCTCTCAGGCTCCAGACAGCCCGTATTACAGCCCTTATGCACTGCTGATGCCGCCCAGAAGCGCCTCCAGCGCGCGCGCCGCATCTGCCTGCATGGTCGGCAGAACATGGCTGTACGTGTTGAGCGTCATCTCGACGGTCGTGTGCCCGAGCGCCTCGCTCACGACCTTGGCGTTGACGCCGGCGGCGAGCATCAGGGTCGCGTAGGTGTGGCGGATGTCATGGAACCGCCGAGCGGGCAGCCCGAGCGAGGCGAGCAGCGGCCGGAAGCGGCGCTCGGTGAAGTGCTCCCAGTCGAGCGGCTGCCCATCGGGTCCGGTGAAGATCAGGTCATCGTCGGTCAGCCGATGACCGATGCGGAGCAGTGCTTCGGCGCGCGCGAGTCGATAGCCGCGCAGCATGGCGGCCGTCGCGGCCGTGACCGCGATGCCGCGCATCTTCGCGGTCTTCGGCTCATCCACCATCCAGCGGCCCTTGTGGCGGTAGAGCTCGCGTCGGACGTGGAGCACGGCACCGGCTTCGTCCAGGTCAGACCAGCGCAGCCCGGCCAGCTCACCGAGGCGCATGCCCGTGCGCAGCGCCACGACGATGAGCACCTCGGACTCCTTGCCCGCGATGCCCGCGGTGAGCGCCTGCACCTGCTGGGGAGTGAACGGTCGGATCTCGGTCTTCGTCTTGCGCGGCTTCTTGATCTTCGATGAGGGGTTGACGGCGATCAGGCGCCACGCGACGGCCTGCTCGAGAGCGGAATGCAAGACGGCGTGCAGGTAGTGAACGCTGGCCGGACTGGCGCCGGCATCCATACGATCGGCGTACAGGCTGGCGATGTCCTGCGCGCTCAACCTGGAGAGCTTCTTCTTCCCGAGCTCGGGGATGAGGTAGCGATTCGTCAGACCGGCATACCGCTCGTAGCTCCGGGGCCGCAGCGAGAGGCGCGCCACGTCGAGCAGCCAGCGGGTCATGAACTGCTCGACGGTCTGGCGGTCGCCCGGAGTCATGCCCTTGGCGACCTCAGCGAGCGCGTCATCGCGCGCCTTCGCAGCCTCCTTGGGACTGCGGCCGTAGACCGAGTACCGCTTGTGCGTCCGCGGATCGGTGTAGCGCGCTTGGAAGGAACCGTCTGGCAATTGCCGCGGAGCGGAGCCAGAGCCCTTGTCGCGGCGAATGTCGCCCATCGAGTCCATCATCGCACCACCGGAGGTCGCGGCGGGTTCTCATGGATCATCGGATCGGGGCGGTGCGGCATCACGCGGTCGATGGGGTTCGTGCCTCGATGCCACCAGTCGTGGCCGTTGCCGAAGACCCACCGTGGCCGCCAGTTCGGGCAGACGTCCCACTCATGCTGGGTCAGCGCGCCGGTGAAGACATCATGGCGACTCGTCGGGCGTGTAACGGGTACGAGCTCTGCCCCGCACTTTCTGCAGTGGGTCACGATGCCCTCCGTGCCTGTTCGTACTCGGCTCGAGCGGCCGCCAGCCGTTCCTCGATGTAGGCGTCGAAGTCGCTCCGCAGGACGCGCCAGGTGCCGCCTTCGTGGGAGCGGAAGGCGCGCAGCTGAGGCGGCTCGCCATCCGGACCCGACGCGATGAGGCGGCCGACGCTCGTCTTGCCGATGTTCAGCCGATCGGCGACCTCGCGCAGGGTCATGGCGATGGGCTCGAAGCGCTCAGCCACGACGCGGCCTCCGGTACAGCCGCAGGTCGTGCCACAGCTCGGCGACAACCAGCACGCAGGCGGCGAGGCCGACGCCCGTCCAGTCGAAGGCGGTGTAGACCGCCGCGAATAGCGCGCCGCCGATGAGGAGCTGCAGGGCAATGCTCACGAGGCGACCCGCCGCCCGGCGAGGCAGCGCAGCGTCGCCGCCCAGAACTCTGGGCCGGGGTTCGGCGCGTCCATGCGCCTCGCCGAGGCCACGACTCGCGCCCGTAGCTCACCTTCCCGTCCCCACGGCCGGACCTCCAGGAGCCCGGCGCCCTCCGGCAACTCGGTCGGCAGGATGCAGCGCACGGGCGCCGCGTACCAGAATTCGGTCGCGATCTCCATGGCCGCTGCCCACTTGGCGCGCTCCTCGATCGTGTAGCCCGCTCCCAGCAGGCGATCGAGCGCCTCGTCATCCTTGCGGCGCATCGCCTCGCGGGCCACATCTGGGCTCACCCGGAGGCGACCGTCGTACTTCAGGATCGTCTTCGGCTTCAGCTCGCGCAGCCAGTCGGCGCGCGACACCTTGACCTCGTACACGATCCGCGCGTAGTTGTTCGATGGGACGAGCCCAATCGCCAATGCATCGAACCGCTGTGGCTCGCCATACGAGCCGGTTTCCGCTGGCACCTCGCGCAGGAAGACCCAGCGACCCGGGCGTCCGTTCCAGCCGCCCTCGTCATGGCGCTTGGCCAGCACGTCGAGCACGTCGGTCGCCGTGATCCCGCCGCCCTTCGGGATGTCCACCAGCGGCTGCCAGCCTTCCTGGAGCTCCATCTCGTCCACGTCCGGGAAGAGCAACCGCTGTCCGCTCACGCCTTCACCTCGACGGGGATGCCGCACTCATCGCACAACTGGATCGGTACGAATCCGGGACAGGCGTAGGCGGTGTGCGTCGAGCCGTGGACGTGGCTCGGATCGGCGGCGGCCGCTTGCTGCCGTCGATACTCGGCTGCCGCTACCGCATCGCGGCGGAACGAGCACGAGCAGTCCAGGCAGCATCCGTGGTCGCGCGGGTTGTCCTGCCACGGATGGCGACCGTAGACGTGGCCGCACTCGCAGAGCTTCGCGTCGAAGGGTAGGCGGATGCTCACGATGCCAGCTCCAGCAGCACGTCGGCGTGGCACGGCCCGGGAGGGCACCAGCCGACGAGGTCTTGGCCGCGTAGCGGTTCGAGGTCAGGCTTCTCAGGGAGTACGAAGTCGCGCAGATACATGCTTGCTGCGCTCGATGCGAAGCCGGTTTCGATGCCGACAGCCGTCACGGCGATCGGCAACGCGTCGGTGATCCACGCCCGGTGCAGCGCCACGGCAGCTGCTCGTCGGCCTTCCGCCTCGCCACGGTAGCCGAGCAGGATGGCGACCCACGGCATGGCGGCGTGGTCGACCGGCCACGGGTTGCCCCAGATCGACGGGCGGCCGACGTACACCGCGCCATCCGGCATCCGCCAGCCCTTCGTCCGCTGCCGCTGGATGCGCTTCATGCCGCCAGCCGCCGCATCTGCCGAGGCCAACCCCGAACGCTACGACCGCCGACCGCGAGGGCGTAGCGGCCGCAACCCGAGCAGAGCCGGGAGTCCTGACCGGCCTTGACCCGCTTCTCGGCGACGGCGTGCCAGGCACCGTAGGCCTCGGGCATCGGAGCGTGACGGCGCTCGTTTGGGCAGTCGAAGCGTTGCAGCGACACGTTCGTCGCGCCGGCGGCTTCCTCGCCGCCGCAGATGAAGACCTTGTCGCGCGTCTTGCGGCTCATGCCGGCCGCTCCGAGATTGGGCCGAGGGCCTCGAAGTGCCATGCCCCGATGCTGTCGCGATGCGATCGCCAGTTGAACGCAAGCACCATCCGCATGCCGCGTGAGTACGGCTGCGTCAGGGGATCGGCGCGTGCCGCGGAGTCGCGCCAGTCACGGCGGCCCGTGAGGAACGGGCACTGCGCCATGGCCAGCTCAGCGCAGGCCGGATGCATCCACGGGTCCGCGAAGCAGGTCCGACCGTCGTCAGGGCCGATGAACGCGATCGGGCCGCTCCTGATCCTGCGTCCGCAGATGCCGCAACGGGTCCGCTCGGCGCACTGGTCCACGTGATCGGCGTCCAGCTCCTTGAAGTCGATCGGCTCGCGGGTCGCATCGACCATGAACGGCACGGTCAATCGGCCCACGGTCCCGCTCATGCCTGTACTCCCGCCTGGATGGAAACGCGATCCGCCGTGCGGTCACCGGGCTCGACCCACGCCTGACCGATGCCCTCGAAGAAGTCTCGCTCCTCCCGGCATGGCCAGCGCTTTCCGGATCGGTACAGGTACCCGTCCTTGACGCGGCGCAGGTACTTCTGGCAGTCCGTGACCAGGCGATGCGACCACTCGGCGGGTCCGGTGCGGATGCAAAGCTGCAAGCCCCACGAGTCGGGATCATGGACGAGGAACAGGTCCACCGGAAAGCCCTGCCAGACGAGAGCCTTGTACGAGTCGCCATCGCGGCTGCCGATCTCGACCGAGCCATCCTTGCGGTGGCTCTCGACGTCGCGCAGCGGCAGGGCGCCGGACGCGCGGAGCGAGTAGAGCGTCTCGGCGAGGTAATCGATCTCGACCGGTGTGCCCCACAGGTCGCCGCCCTCGACGGTCCCGACACGCGGCATGGCCACGATCTCGATGTCCGACACGAGCGGAGCGCCACGGCGGATGCTGCCTGCGATCTCGATGCGATCGCACGACGGACCGAGTATCGACACGAGCGACTCAGCCGCGGTCCGAGCGGAGGAGAGCCCGACCTTTTCGCCCTGGCTCACGCCGCACCCCGCTCGGCGTGCTGGTCGGCCCACGTGACCGCGACGGCGAGGGCGCTCCACACATCGCCGCTGATTCCGTACAGCGGTCCCGGTTCAGCCTTCCGGCCGATCGCAGCTGAGCCGCCGTAGCGGTCGATCAGGGCTGCGCGGATGTTCGGGTCCTTCGCTCGCATGCTGCCGCAGAGATGGATCTTCACCGCCTTGCGGCCGATGCGGTCGGTCGGGGTCGGGAAGGCGGCCTGTGCGAATCGACCCGACCAAAACACCGTCTCGAACACCTCGCGTCCGACCGGCATGCCGAACGACTCGACCTTCTCGATGACGACGCGGGTGACGCCGTTCCAGCCGTGGCAGAACTGGAGCACGTCGAGGTTCGGGCTCTTCCCGAAGTCCACGATCTTGTCGCCCGTCGTGACGATCCACGCCGACTGCTCGGGACCGGGATCGATGGCGAGGATGACCGTGCTCATGCCGGCGCTCCGTGCTGCTCGTTGGCGGCGAGCCAGTCGCGCAGCTCGTCGACCTGCTCGGGAACCTCGCCCTTGCGGCCGCCGCGGATCCAGACACCGACCGCTCGGCGGATGAGGCTCTGTCGCTCCCGCTCCTCCGGCGACTGCGCGGCCGGCGGCGCATGGCGGCGCTGATCGGCCTCAGCCTGGCGCCGTTCACGATCGCGCTCCTCGGCCCTCGATCGCTCGGCCAACCGGCTCTCGGCCATGCGCTTGAGGTCCCACGGCAGCACCTTGCCGCGCCGCTCAAGACAGGCTGCGAAAGCCGGAGCGATCTCGGTCTGCACCCAATCCGCCGAGTAGCGGCGATCCATGTCCTCCCAGGCAGCGACGTACTCCCGATCGCCGAGCCACTTGCCGGAGTCGAACAGCTGACGGCAGGCGAGCGTCGCCGAGTCGGATTCGGATGGCAGCTCATGGCTTGCCAGCATTGCGTCTGCTGCTGGCTCTGCTGCTGGCTCTGCTTCTGCCTCTGTATCTGCCTCTGCTCTGCTCTGGCGCGCGTGGGCTTTCGTTACAGAAATTTCGGTAACGGCCGTTACATCGTTACCAACTGACGGGATAGGGCGAAGCCGCATGCCCGCCTGTTCGAGTGTCCTCCCGCCCTTCGCGGCATTGCACGAGTAGCAGGACGTGACGAGGTTCTCGGTATCGTCGGTCCCTCCTTGCACCTTCGGGATGACGTGGTCAGGCACCAACGCCTTCCGGTCGGGAGTCGCCCCGCAATATCGGCAGGTATAGGCGTCACGCTCGAAGATCGGGGACCTCATCCGAGCTCGGTGAAGACGAACCCGCTCTCGCACCTGATCCGGCTCATCCGATGGGTACCGCTGGCGATCGTGATCGGCCAGGTCGTGGATCGCGATCCCGCCCGCGCCCAGGTCGTCGAGGAGCCGGATGCCGATGAGCCGGTCGAGGAGCCGGGAGCACTTCGAGCGGCTCGTCTCACGCCGCCGCAGGACGCGCAGGGCATCCTCGCGGTCAACGAACGCATCGCCGCCCATGACCTCGACCGCGGCGCGCAGGTCGGTCCAGGCCCCGAGCTCGGCGTGGTTCAGGTCGCGGAACTTCTCGTGCCGCCGCAGCTGTACGGCGTAGACCCGGAACCAGCGGCCACGCGGATCAGCGGCCATCAGGCAACCTCCGCCGGATCGATAGCCGCCAGGTCGAACAGGGTCGGCATAGAGGCATGGCGCGCCGCGGCCTCCACGTAGGCGACGCCATCGGTGAAGTACGTCGGGTTGAGCTCGACGCCGATCGCCTGGCGCCCGAGCTTGAGCGCGCAGTAGGGCACTGTCATCAGGCCCCCGAACGGGTCGTAGACCGTGTCGCCCTCGTTGCTGAACTGGACGATCAGCCGGTCGACGATGTCGAACTGGAGCGGGCACAGGTGGTACGCCTGGCCCTTCTGGTACTGGTTGAGGTTGAGGGTCCGCATGCGCGCCACGTCGGTCCACACGTCGGGATGCCATGACGGCGGCTGGAGCAGCATGAAGGTGACGGGCAGCCGCCCCTTCGCCTCGAGCGCTTCGCCTAGCGCGACGTGCGCCTCGAAGTCGTATAGCTCCGTGAGGTTGTGGTCACGGAAGAGGCGGAAGATCTTGTCGTGCGCGATGCCTTCGAGATCCTCGGGCGTGAGCGGTCGGTTGCCGTTGCTACGCGCGAAGCCGTGCGCATCGATCTGCCAGCGCGAGCGGGTGTAGGTGGCCTTGCTCTTCACGACCGGCACGTCCGCGTAGCCGTTGGATCGATCGGTGGGCGGCTTCCGGAAGAGCAGGATGTACTCGGGCAGCCCGGCGCCCATCTTCGTCCCGTCCTTGGTCTGCTCCGTCCAGCCGAGGCGATAGGTCTGGTTGTTCTCACGGACGACGTCGGTGACGATCGTCTTCATGCCCAGGAAGGCGAAGCCGTGGCCGGTGTAGTGGGTGATCGCCTCGGCGTGGAACGGCTGCACCGTCTGGAAGCCGTAGCCGGTCATGCCGCCAGGCACCACCCGATCCTTGACGTGGATAGCCGCGACCCGCCCGGGCTGGAGCACGCGCAACAGCTCGGGGGTCAGGTAGTCCATCTGTTCCCAGAAGTGGGCGTTGTCCTCGGTATGGCCGAAGTCGTTGTAGCTCGGCGTGTACTCGTACTGCGTCGCGAACGGGATGCTGGTGACGATCAGCCCGACCGATGCGGCCGCCATGCGCGCTGTTTCTTCGACGGCGTCGGCGTTGACGATCAGGTAGCCCTCGCCGGCGACCTCGCGACGCTCGACGCCGATCGACCGCCGCAACCCAGACGCGATCGCTTCGCGTGCCAGGCCGTGCTCGGTGATGATGGCGCCCATGCGGGCGACCATCTGCTCGTGCTGCTCCCACTTCCGCTCGAGGCTCCCCCGGATCTCGCGCTCGGCCTCGGTGTAGATCAGGTCGATCCGGACCGGCTCGTCCTGGAGGAAGCGGTGGATGCGATGCACCGCCTGGATGAAGTCGCTGAACTTGAAGCCGATGCCGACGAAGATCGCGCGATGGCAGTGGCGCTGGAAGTTGCAGCCTGAGCCGAGCATGACTGGCTTCCCGGCCAGGATCCGGTAGTCGCCGTCGCTGAACCCGATGACCCGGCGCTCGCGCTCGTCGAGATCCTGCGTGCCCCACACCGTGACGGCCTCGGGCAGCGAGGCCTCGATGGCGCGGCGCTCATCCTCCAGGTCGTGCCACAGCAGGAAGTGATCGTCGGGGTCCGCGTCGACCAGCTCGCACATCGTGGCGACCCGCGCCTCGAGGCTGGTCCGCTTCTCGCGCGACGCCTCCTGCACGCCGAGCGCAGCGTTCCGGAACATCCGCCCGCGGCCGTGCCGATCGAAGTCGCCCTCGCTGGTGGATGGCAGCTCATGCCAGCGCACATCGAGCGCGGGCAAGACGTAGCCCTCGTCGGAGTACCCGAGGTCGGAGGGCTTCTGAATGAACAGGGCCCACGAGGCGACCCACATCCAGAAGTCGTGCTCCATGTGCGGCAGCAGGGTGAGCTTGTCGGCCTTCGTGCTGTCGCGCTTGAAGAATCGAGTCTTCGCCTGGCCGACATCCATGATGTCGAGGAAGGCGGCGTAGGCCAGCAGCTCGATGTACTCGTTCGGCGACGGGGTGGCCGTGGCCACGAAGCGGTACCGGGCGGTGCCCTCGTACAGGCGCATGAACTCCCGGAAGGTCTTCGTGCCACCGAAGCCGCGCAGGATGGCCGCCTCGTCGAGGCTCACGACGGTGAAGGCCCGAGGGTCCAGCTTCCCCTCGCGCACCGATTCGTAGTTCGTCAGGTAGATGCCGTCGCCGGCGGCCTCCTCGTTGGTGCGGATGAAGGTTGGCGCTAGCCCGAGCATCCGGGCGTCGCGCGTGAACTCCTGCCGCACGCCGAGCGGGAGCACGATGAGACCCTTGCCGCCCTCATGGGCGAGAACGAGGCGCACGATCTCCAGCTGAATGAGCGTCTTGCCCAGGCCGAACGACGCGAACACCGCGCGCCGGCCGCCGCGGATCGCCCACACCACGGCGTCCCGCTGGTGCGGCTTGAGGATCGGGTTGACGTCGGACGGGTCCACCTCCATGCCGCTCGCGGTGGCGAGCTCGGCCTTCGCCTCCAGAAACGCGGCGTAATCGGTGCGCTCGGCAACGGTCACGGCAGGGCTAGCTCCTGCTGGATGCCCTCAGCCGCCCACAGGCGCGCGACCTCCGCCCACGACAGACGGAAGCACTCGGTGTAGATCGCGCTGTCGGCATCCGGCTCACGGCCGTAGGTGCGCCATGCCTCGACGCCCCATCCCTGACACTGGACGTACCACCGCTCGGAGGTCGAGTGCCCGCACCCGAGGCAGGTCCGGGTCGGATAGTGCGGATCGCGATGCCACCCCGCCGGCTTCTCGAACTCGCGGGCGAGCCACGCGCGCTCTTCTTGTGCCGGCACGTACGGCTGCTGCCAACCCTGCAGCTTCGGGCCGATCATGCGACGCTCGCCTCCGCGTTCAGCCAGTCGAGCGCCTCACGGCTCGTGCCCACGCCGAGCTTCGAGCGGATCACGAACAGCGTCTGCGCCACCGCCTCGACCGAGACGCCCCGGAAGTCAGCGACGCCCACGTAGGAGCCGAGCTGCTGGTAGAGGCGCAGCGTGTCGATCTGATGGGCCGTCAGGCGCGGCGCGATGCCGAGTGACCTGCGCGCTCGGCCCTCGACGGCGTCGATGCGCAGCAGGTTGGCTCGGTGGCCCGCCTGGAACGCACGCTCGAGGCGCTCGATGCTCGGCAGGGGCAGGTCTAGCTCCGGAGCCGCGAGCTTGGCGATGAGCGCCTCGACACGGCGGATCAGCGCGTCAGCGCGCTCGGTCGCCGTACGGTCGCGAAGCTCAACGGACATCAGGTCCAGCCCTCGTTGAGCTCTTCGTCGGACGACACGATGAAGCCGCGGGTCTTGGCCTCAGCCGGGTGCTCGTGAATGAATCGGTGACAGGCGCGGTGAGCGGACACGAGCGTGCGCAGGTCATCCTTCCCGCCGTGGCTGCGCGCGAGCCGGTGGTGCGGATCGAGGTGGCCGCCGGGGCGCAGGCACCACTGGCAAGTCCGGCGGTCGCGCTCGAACATCTGCCGACGGGTGTCCGGCGGGACGCCACGGATGCGACGGCGGAAGCGCTGGCGCGCCTCCTTCGCGATGGGCGTTGGCTTCGGGGCAGGGTGCAGCGTCACAGATGAGCCTCTTGCTTCACGGGTGGTGTCCAGTTCCAGAAGCCGAGCGAGCCACGGGCCGGGATCGGCACGTCGAACGCCGTCGGGTGATAGACGAACCAGGCGTAGCGCCCGTCCGCGAAGTCGCCGAACCACAACTCCTCAGCGCTGAGCGTGTGGCGGACCTCGTGTGTCGGCGCGCAGCCCATCAGGCTCACGGTGCCGAGCACGGCTCCGAGCGGGAGCGCGTCGGGATCGAGGCCGAAGTCGATCGCCGCCTCGCGCGCGTAGGCCGGCATGCTCTTCGAGGCATGGATCGCGATGCGCTCGCGGATCGACGTCGACCATCCACGAGTCTCGACCTTCTTGCGGCCGGTCACGACGAGCGTCGCCCATGGCTGGGTCAGGCTGAGAGCCTTCACAGACCGGCTCCGACCTGCTTCGGCTGATTCGATGGCCAGTCCGGCGGGCCGTTCGTCGCGCGATGCTCATCGCAGTACATGCCGCGTCGACGCCATTCCTCGATATCGAGTGTCACGACCTCGGCGCCGCCAGCCGCCAGCTCTTCAGCGGCAGACTTTCGAGCACGCTCGGGATCACGATCGAGGACGAACACCGCCGCGTTGCAACCGCACGCCTCGTAGACCGCGATGACCTTGCTCACGAGGCGATCTCCAATCTCAACTGCTCGGGCTTCTCGATGAGCCGGTACTGCCAGACAGCGCTCTTCGGATCACGCCGCTTCTCGATGCGATAGCCGAGCAGCGCGAGCTCGTGCAGCCGGCCGCCGAATCGCAGGCCGCCGACGTCGGGCGATGCCAGGTCGAGGCCGCGGACGAACGCACCGTCAGCGGCGCGGAGGCGGGACAGGACGCGGGCTGCGGACGGCTTCATGCGACCTGCTCTCCCGACGGCGAGTAGCGGTGGAGGCGGCCTTGCCGCCACGGCTCATGCCCGGCGGGTAGCTCGCATGGCTGCTCGGTAATCGACGATCGAACCGGGCAGCGAAGAGCGTCGAGCAGTTCGCTGGCCGACTGCACGAGTCCGGTTGCCATGCGGTACATGAGCTCGGGGTTTGAGCCACCCGGTGCCGGGAACTCGGCCTCGTCGAGAACGATCCACAGCGGCTTGCCGGCTCCGACGAACCACCCGGCTTCGAGGTGTGCGGAGCGGCCGCACGGCAGGACCAGGACGCCAGCGTCGGCCCACTGCATCGCGCTGAAGTCGGAGTCGAAGCCGGCGACGGCGATCGGATGCTCGATCGCGTCGAGGTACTTCGCCGCGTTCCACCGCTGCCAGTCCTCATCGACCTCAGCCCATGAGAACCCGAGGTGGTCGCCGCCGGGCGGGTGCATGAAGTCGTAGACCTCGTGGCCAGCCGATCGCAGCAGCGCGACGGTGTTCTGCTGGTAGGGATTGCGCCAGGACGACGCGACGTAGAGCTTCATGCTCCGGCCTCATCGGTCGGGTCGTAGGGCACCGGGATGGCGGTCTGACTCATCTCGCGCAGCAGGGCGATCGTCAGCAGCAGGGCAGCGGTGGCAACGCCGGCGAGGAAGCCGATGGCGAAGCGATCGAGGCTCACGAGGCGCGCATCTCCAGCACCGCGCGCTCAAGGTCGGTCAGGTCCCATACCGCCAGGACGGCATAGAGGTCGCCGCCGATATGCTTCAGGAGCGCCGGGTCATGTGGCGCGCGGCGCGTGTTGGGCGCCCGCCACACGGCCTCCCACAGGACGTGGTAGCCGCTGAGCGAGTGGCGTGGTCGGAGGCGCGGCGGGATCAGCGGCATGGTCGCCCAGCGGTTCGTCAGCCACTTCGCGTTGTTGCGCGGGAGGGTGTCGGGCGGAAGCTGAAACACCCGGTCACGAGCTCGAACGTTGCCGGCGGGCGCGAAGCGGCACGAGCCGTCACGGTCCATCGTCACCTGCACCGAGGCCTCGTCGGCGCGGGCGATCGCCAGGCGCGGCCGGCCCTGGTCGTCGACGCCTCCGGCCGCGATCGTCTCGGACAGGCGGATCAACTGCTTCCCCTCGCGCAGCGCCTTGTAACCGCGCATTAGCTCGCCGTCAATCTGGTTGCGCTCGGCCATGAAGGCGGCGCGGTACTCGCGGAACGCCGCCTCGGCGGCCTCCTGCGGCATGGTCATCGGATTCAGGTTCACGACTCGTCTCCTTCCGTGAGCGAGGCTCGGAGTTGATCGGCGTCGGGCCGCTTCGCCGCTTCCTTGGCGGCATCGGCGCGCTGGCGCGGGGACTGCTTGGCGACGCGGAGCGCTTGGCGGATCGGCCGCTCCTGCCGCTCGAACCACTCGCCGTACACCTTCGGAGCGGCCAGGTCGAGAGCGGCGAACACCTGGTCGAAGTCGGCGGTCGTCAGATCCGTGAGGGGCTGTGGCTCATCGAAGCCGAGCACCGCAGCGGCATACGTCTCCAGCGATGCGGGATCGGTGAACGACGCCGGCTGGCTGCCGGGGGGAACGGCTTGTCCAGCCGGCGTCGTATCTGTTGCCCGCGCCGCCGGAGCGGGGGGCGACTCCGGCTGCGCGGTAGCCGGAGCGGAGGCGCCCAATTCCTCCGGTTCCGGCGTATCTGACCCGCGCTGCA